TCGTTGTCCACTTCCTTGACGGTCGCGGGGATAGTCTTCCAGCCGAGCCGCTGCGCCGCCTCAAGCCGTCGCTCGCCGCTCACTAGCTCGAACCCACCGTTGCCGTCCGACCTCACCATGATCGGGTTGATCAACCCGTGATCCGCGATGGAGGCGAGGAATCGGCGGCCCACCTTCGTCTTCTGCCGCCGTCGCGGGCCGACGGCGATTCGATCGACGGCGACCTCGACGACGGGTGCCGTGTCGAGCTGCGCCACTGCTCAACCCTCCTTGGTTGCCCCGCCGCCGCCCGCGGCGGCCGAGCTGCCCTCGACGTCGCCCGAAGGCAGAGCGGCCGCCGCCGTGGGCGCCGCCGCCGGAGCGGGCGCCTTCGTCGGCTCCAGGACGTCGCCCAAGGCCCCGAGGATCTGGACCGTGCGCGCGAGCGCGGGCCGGTCGGCGAGAAGCCGCCGGCCCGCCGCCTTGGCCTCCTCGGCGAGCGCCCGCAAGCGCTCGCCGTCGGGACGGAGGCCCTTCAGGATCTCGACCGCGCGCGCGTCGTGGTCGCCGCCGCCGTCGCCCGCGGCGCTCACTCGGGCGGCTCCTCGGTCGCGTCGTCGCCCGCGGCGTCGTCGCCCTCGGCCGGCTCGGCCGGCGCGGGCGGCACCACCGTCTCGGGCTCGGGCGGGTCGATCTTGGGCGGGATGTCCTCGGGCCGCTCGGGCGGGCCGCCGCCACCTTGCACTTGGGTCTCGCTCATGGACGGATCTCCTCTCTTCCCGTTTTCGGTCAGCTCGCTCGGCGCGCCGGCTCGCGGCGGACGGCACTGACGGTTGCGACCCAGCGGTCGCGTTGCTCGGCGAGGGTGGCCCGGAGCTGCGAGAGGTCGGCTCGCGCCTGACTCCGGGCGGCCGGGCTCGCGATCAGCTTGGCCGCCTCGCCGAGGGTTTCGAGCCCGCGGCCAAAGAGCGTGAAGGCCTCGGCGACGAGCGCGTCGATGCCCTCGGCGGCCGGCATCTCACGGGCAAGCGCGCGGGTAACCGCCAGCTCGCGGTCGGTTCGGCTCTCGGCCAGATAGAGGCGCGCGATCTCGCGTTGCTCGGCGACCGACTTCGACTTGAGCGAGCGGACGGCGTCGCCCAGGCGCTCGGGCTCCACGCGCTCGGCAAGCAGGCGCAGGAGCGCCTCGCGGGCCTCGGCGTCGATCTCGTGGTCGAGGTGTTTCGCCAGAGCGATCGCCTCGCGGTCGCTCACGCCGCCGAGGAACCCGTAGCGCCCGACCGCCGCCTCGTGCTGGCGGTCGGCGCGCACCGTCTCGCGCGGCACCCCGGTCGCACGGGCGACCTCGCGGTCGGAGGCCTCGGCCTTGGGCCGGCCGCGCTTCTTCTTGACGGGCGGCGGCTCCGCCGTGGCCTCGGGCTCGGCGTCGCCGTCGTCGCCCGCCGCAGGCGCGAACGGCTCGGGCTCGGGCGCCTCGGCGCCCGCCTGGCGCGCCTTGACGGCGGCGTACTCGCGCAGACACCACTCGCGGCGGCGCTTGGAGCGCTCCAGGTCGGAGAGCGGCACCCGCTCGACGTTCTCGTCGAGTTCGAGATCGAGCTTGGCGTCGTCCGATGCGACGAACACGCGCGCCGGAATCTTCGTCCGGTTCAAGAGCCGCATCGCTTCCACGCGCCCGTGCCCGACGATCAGCTCGTAGCGCCCGGTCTCCTGGCCGGGCCGGACGACGATCGGATGGATCACGCCACGGTGGGCGATCGACTCAACGAACGAGGCGCGGAGGTTCACCTGGCGGCGAAGCCGCGGGCCGATGTCGATTGCGTCGAGCGCGACCTCGATCACCGGCGCACTGTCAAGCTCACTCATTGCCCGACCTCCCAGCCTCACCCGGCGAGTGATGTCGGACTCGGACTAGCACGACCCGGCTATGTATGACAATGCCCGCGACCGAATTACCGAAGCATCGTCAAGACAGTATTCGCGGCGGTCTCCCCTCCCCGGCATTCTTTCGGGCGCAATGCGCCCGAAATTCCATGCCCGCGGATTCACTCGGGATCGGCCCCGCGGACATGTCCACCCTGGACATGTCCACCCTGGACATGTACGGTCCGGGGCGTGAACCTCTACCTCGGCCCCGAGCTGGAGGCCTACGCCCGCGAGAAGGCCCGCCGGGACGGCTATCAGTCGCTCGGCGAGGTCGTCCGCCAGGCGCTCCGCGAGATGCGCGAGCGCGAGCGCGCGGACCTGGCCGAGCCCGCCCCCGCCCAGCCCGAGCCGCGAGGGAGCCGCGATGGATAGAGCCCCGAGGACCGGGCGCCTGAGCGCGCACGAGTCGGCCCAGATCCGGGCGCTTTCGGCCGCGGGCAAGACGCCGCGGGCGATCGCCCGGATCATGTACGACGAGACCGGCCGGCGCCTCGCTCCGGCCCGGATCGCCGCCGTCGTCGCCCAGCCGCCCCGCCGCAAGTACCCGCGCCGCCCGCGCCCGCCCGCCGACCCCGCGGCGATCGAGGCGCGCGTGCGCCAGAAGCTCGACTCGCTGATCGGCGAGCTGGCCGCGCTCCAGCGCCGCCGCCGCTAGTCGGCCCGGTCCTGGTCCCGGACGACGGCAAGCGCCCACTCGCGTAGCTCGGCCTCCTCGGCCCCCTCCTCCACCTCGCGGCCGACCTCCTCCAGCTCGGCCTGCCAGGTCGCCCAGGCCGCGAGCGCGGCCCGGTCGAGGCGCTCCGAGTAGACGGCCTCGCCGTCCACCTCGACCCGCTCGACCTCGCCCGCGGCGGAGACCCTGATCACGATCTCGACTTCCATTCTCGATCACCCCCTTTTCACGGGGGATGACTCCGCAGCTCGCCCGATCTGACACCCCTAGTCGTCGCCCTCGACTGGGAGCCCAGCGTCGGAGAGAAGCCGGTCGAGCCGGCGCCGCGCGAAGCCGAGCGCCTCGGCCGAGGAGACCGAGAGCGCGTCCTGCTCGCGGATGACGGCGCGCCGGTAGGCGCGCGCGGCCTCGGCAATCTCGCGGTAGCGGTCGCGGTCGACGACCACTGCGTTGAAGCGCCGGAGCCAGTCGGAGTCCTTCACCGTCGCGATCATTCGCCGAGGTCCCGGCCCGTGAGCCAGCCGTCGGCCATGCTGTCGCGCTCAAGCGGCGCGAACGCGTAGCTCCCCCGGATCGAGCGCCCGCGCTCGCCCATCGCCAGGCAGAGCGCGTCGAAGAGGTCAGTCGATTCAAGGCCGCGGTCCGAGCGCTTGTCCTTCGACTCAAGCTCGATCTGGTCGCGGGTGTTCGGCCGGTAGAGGATCGACGCCATCTCGGCCAGGAGCGGCAGCTCGCGCGAGTCGGGGATGGAGCCGAGCGCGTTCTCTTTCAGCGCGTCGCGCACCCGCCAGGCGATCTCCGAGCGCCACATGCGAAAGCGCCGCGGGTCGTCGGCCTCGCCGCCGAAGTGCTGCTCGTGGACCCGGTAGCCGTGGTCGCGGATCACCTTGCAGAAGCCGAAGCCGATGCCCGTGGCATCGACCGCGACCGCCGGGTCGCGATCGCGCCAGGGCCTGAGCCAATCGAGCACGATGCCGATCGAGTCGGGGTCGCGCGTGGCGCGAAGCTCGGCCACGTTCGAGCCGACCAGGACGCAGAACGCCGTGCGGGCTCGGCCCGCTCCGGCCGGGTCGATCCCGATCGTCACCCGCTCGGGCTCGAAGGCGAGCGGCGGCGCTGGCGCGCGGCGCTCTTCCAGAAGGGGGAGCGGGTACACGGCCCACTCCGACTGCCGCGGGAAGTCGCCCCGGACCCGCACGTCGAAGAGCGGCGACTCCTCGGTCCAGTCGATGAGCGAGTCGCGCGCGGCGCGCTTGGTCGCGAGGTTCGGGACGGGGTTCGAGTCCAGCTCGGCCTCGGAGAGGTCGAGCAGAGCCTTGAACGACCCGACGCCCGCGAAGTTGGGCGACTTCAAGATGTCCAGATGGAGCGCCCGCCAGAGCTGGCGGCCGGCGTGGAAGCAGTCGTAGAAGATCCCCCCCGGCCAGAGCGGGTTCCCGACCAGGAGGACTTTGGAGTCGCCGCCCGCGAGCAAGCCCGCGAGCGTCTGCCAGAAGATCGACGTCAGCTTGGAGGCCTCGTCGACGATCACCAGGACCGCGCCCGCGTGATAGCCCGAGAGGCGCTCGGGCCGGTCGGTCGAGAGGCCGAGGAGATAGTTCCGCTCCGATAGCTCCCACTTGAGCGCGCCGACGGCGGTTGTCGGTAGCGGGACTCGGAGACCCATCCTGCGGAGCGTGTAGATGATCGTCCGGACATAGCCCCAGGCGGCCGCGGCGAGCTGTGTCGCCGACGGCCCGACCAGAATGCAGACGGCGTCGGGGCGATGGAGGCACCACCAGACGGCGACGAGCGCGGTCAAGAGCGACTTGCCAAGGGCGTGGCCCGAGCGGACGGCGATGCGGCGGTCGCGGACGACGGCGTCGGCCACTTCCATCTGCCCGGACCAGAGATGGACGGCAAGCGCCATCTCGGCGAAGTAGATCGGGTGGGCAAGGGCGTTGCCGAGGAGCGCCCGCACCGAGTCGCCGTCGAAGGGCTCGGAGGGTTCCGCGGCAAGCCCGCTCACCTCGGCTCCGCGCGGGCGGGCTTGCGCCGGTGCATTGCCGCGTGCGGGCACGTGACCCAATGCGGCGAGATGGCGTCGCCGTGGGCGGCGCGGATCGCCTCGAAGGTCGCCGCGGGGTTGGCGAAGAGAGCAAAGCGCAGCGCGGGCGAGTCGTCGAGCGGCATCAGACGCCCGCTCGCGGTCGCGACGAAGACGATCGGCGCACCGCAGCCCTTGGCGCGGGCGGTGTCCCTGCAACGGGCCTCGATCATGGAGCGTCGTCTCCGGTGTCGTCGGTGTCGTCGCCGGCCGCGGTGCCGTTCGTTGGCGGCGGCGCAGCCGTCGGCGCGAAGGGAAGCTCGATCGTCAGGCCGGCGGCCTTGACGCGCTCGGCGGCTTCTCTCTGGCGCTCGGCGAGCATGGCCTGGAGGTCGGCGATGGCGATCGTGCGGTCGGCCGAGTCGAGCTGGAGGTAGAGGCCGAGGAGCTTGGCGCGCTCGGCGACCGCCTTGATGACGAGCGCACCGGCATGGACGTCGGGTGCCTCGCCGTCGGCGCCGGTGGCGGCGTCGAAGTGGCCCTTGATGACGGCGTCGAGGCGGTTCAGTTCGAGGGCGCGGAAGCGCCGGGCGTTCTCCTCGGTCTCCTTGGCGCAGTTGTCGAGTGCGGCCTGGAGGTACTGGTAGGCGGTCGGGACCGAGAGGCGCATGGTCTCGGCGATCTGCGGGACGGTGTAGCCGGCGGTGCGGAGGCGAAGGGCTTCCGACTGGCGGGCGACCGACAGCTCGGTCGTCTGGCGGAGCATCACGCCCGTCCGGCCGAGGAGCCGGCGCGGGCGGCCCGTTCCAGAGCGTTTCTCGGGACCGCGCGCCATTTTCTTGAGCCCGGAAAACGCCCTGTCTTACAACGTTTTTCGGCTCCTGCCAAGTCCGACCCCGAAAACTTTGAGGGGAGCGTGTCTTTCGGAGTTGACTAACGCAACGCTATGTCTTACATTGCATCTCACTGACGGACACAACGAAACGTCAGACGGAGCCCGGTCGGGCGACGGTGCTTTGACAACTGAAGAGGTGAGATCGAACGAGCGAGCGGGCGAGAGCCTGCCGCAAGAGCGGGTGGGTCCGAGGGATGGCCGGGAAAGCCAGAGCCGTGTGGAACCTCGGATGAGCCAAGCGCGATCGAAGCCGGATGCCCCCGCCCCGAGGCCGCGACGACGCAACGCAGGGTCTGCACGCGGACGAACGGCCAGCATGGACGGGGGAAGCAACAGAACGTTCGAGGGCTCTCTTCGGAGAGCCCGGACGAAGCTCGGCGCGCGCGTCGGGCTTCGCCTCATGGACGAGGAGAAAGCGAGATTCACGATGACGATCCGCGAAGCCTTCGCCGCCTACCGCGCGAAGCCGACGAAGAAGCAATGGACGGCGGTCCTCGAAGCCGCCGGCCCCGACCCGGCCTACCGGGTCGACGGCACGAGCCTCTACTGGATCGTGTCGCGCCCCTACGAAGGCCGGGGGATCGGCTTTTGGGGAAAGCAGGTCGTTCGCGCTCGGCGGTTCAACCGCCTCCAGAAGCGCTTCAACAAGACCGAGACGACGCTCCTCGCCCACGAGTACGACCATGCCAACGCGGTCGGCGAGCTGCTCGCCTCGACCTTCTGAAAGGAGCCACCGATGAGCACGACGAAGGAGTCGCCGCGCTGCGCCATCTGCGGTCGACGGCTGCGAGGCTTCCGGGCCTTGCATGCGGTGGAGTTCGCCGACCCGGAAACCGGCGGGCACGAGCAAGCATGCTGGCAATGCGAGCGCGACGAAGAGCGTCGCGAGAGAGCGGCCGAAAGGAGCCACTGATGTCACGCTTCGAGTCGAAGCACGCTTGCTGCGGGATCTTCTCGGCCGCCGAGTTGATCGCCGGGCACCCTGCACCGCGCCCCGAGCTGGGCGCGGTCTTCTACTCAAACGGCCGCGCCGCGGTCGCCTGCGACGCTTGCGGGCGAGCGGTCGAGGCCAAGTCGGTCGCCCGCGCTTCTCGCGCGGAGTTCGACCGGCTCAACGCGGCGATCGCCGCAAGCTGAAGGAGAGAGAGCGATGAATACCCCGAGACGTTTCGACTACAACGGCAACTGCATCTACAGCGAAGAGCTGAAGATCGACGGCGCCTGGAAGTACACCGGCCGACGCGTGATCGTGCGCCCCGTCGAGCAGGACGAGGACGGCTGCGGCGAGGCGAGCTGGATCGTCCGCGGCGCCTCCGACAAGGAGAGCGCGCTCGAAGTCTGGGAGCATGCCGTCCTTGAGGACCGGCGCAGCTCGTCGAGCGGGCCGGGCGGCTACTTCGAGGATCGCGCCAGCATCGTCGAGATCGACGGCGACTTCGAGATCCTGCGGCGCTTCGGCCGCGACGTCTGATGGAGACGCGGCACGCCCGGTCGACTCACACCTACCGCGACCCCGAGCTGCCACTGCGGAGGATCGAGGAGCGGTCGAACGGCAAGGAGCGGCTCGCGTGCGGCCACTGGATCGCCGCGCCGTCGAGCCTCGGAGCTTTCCGGGCGAAGTCGCGGCGCTGCTACCGCTGCGGCTGCCCGGACTGCGCACCGGAAGGAGAGAGAGCATGAACCTCGAAGACTTCCCCCACGCCTGCGGCTTCGTCCTTCGGGACGGTCGCAAGCTGGAGATCCGACAGCACCGAAACGAGTGGGCGTGGATCGTCTACGACCGCGCGACCGACACCGTCGTCGAGCGCTTCGGCGATTTCGGCGCCTGGTTCGAGATCAACTGCGGCGACTACGTCAGCCGCTGAAGGGGAGAGCATCGATGAACTGCGGACACTGCGGAAGCGGCGACGTCTCGGTCGCCTACCTCGACAAGCGGACGGCGCGAGTGACCTGCGTCGAGTGCGAGGCGGTGACGATCCGAGACCCGAAGACGAAGAAGGTCGTCGACCTCGCAACGCCGCGAGCGCGGTGCGCCTTCGAGGCCGCGGTCGCGGACGCCGACAAGGCGTTCGAGGCCGCCTGAACCGAAGAAACCAACGTGGAGGAGCGGACGATGAGGAGGAGCCAACCGATGGAGGAATCGAATGACCATGCTTCCGAAGAAAGAGGTCGTGATCGTCACCGCCACGTCGGCCGTCGCCGAGTACCTGCGCGGCCTCGGCTTCAAGGGCCTGCGCTGGGACTACGGCTGCGAGCGCTTCACCGTCCCCGCCGAGGTCGCGGCCAATGTCGACCGCATCCGCCAGGGGCTCGAACCCCTGGCTTCCTAAGAGGAGGAGCCCATGAAGCTCTACGCCCTAACCGACGGGAGCGCGGTCGTCGCCTGCGACGATCACGCCCGTTTCTTCTTGAACGGCGCGCGCGAGAGCGCTCGACCCGTCGACGACCCCGCGAGCGAGTGCGCCTTCTGCCGAAGCGCGCGCCTCTCGCGCCCACCCGAGAAGCCGCTCGTCCTCGGGCGGCCCAACTACATGGACTGACCCCCCGACGGGCTCGCTTCGGCGAGCCCGGACGTGAGCCGGCGCGCGCGTCGATTCACGCCCGATACGGGAGAAAGAGAGACACCGATGACGATCACCCTGAAGTTCCCCGACACGCCAGCGTTTCGCGAGGCGCTCGGAACGCTGGCCGTCCACTGCATCGAGGACAACGCCGAGTCGGCGCGCGGCGAGTGTGCAGAGGACGCCCGAACCGAGGAAGAGCGCGCCAAGTGGATCGCGATCGGCGACGCCTACGAGGCGATCGGCGAGACGATCACCGAAGCGCTCCACCCCGAATATCGACGCTGAAAGGAGCGCCCGATGAGACCCGTCAACCACCCGTTCTCGACCGGCCGGCGCGTCCACGTCGCCGGCTTCGGCGAGGGTAGCGTCGCCTACTGCGTCAACTCGCCGAGCGACCTCGCGACCGTGCTCCGCGTGAGCGTCATCCTGGACGCCAAGCGCGCCCGGCCCGGCTACGCCGGCTCGATCTTCCCCCGAGAGCAGGTCCGGCCGATCCTCTCGGCCGGGAGCGGCTACTCGGACTGCGCGTGCCGCGATTGCTTCGACATCGCGATCACCTCCGACGGCTCGCCCGCCTTCTGCACCGAATGCGAGGAGGCCGGCTGCGAGCCCGACCAGGACTGCCAGCAACCCGGTGCCTACGGCGCCGAGGAGGAGTTATGAGCTTCGCTTTCCGCCAGATCGACCTCGCCACGGCGACGGGGCAATCGGTCGAAACCATCGTCGCCCGCGAGCTGGCCGCCCAGCTCGTCGGCAACGGCTACCGGGTCGGCACCCGATGGACGGTCGACTCCGACAACCCCAACCACCTGAGCGACGGCGTCCGAACCCTCGCCGTCTACGTCGACGTCGACCGCAAGCGCCCGGCGGGCTCGCGCGTCAACCTGATCGGCTCGCTCGACCGCTCGATCTTCGAGGGCGTCCGCGAAGCGAGCCTCTTCCGGCCGCCCGTCATCCGGGCCTCGGTCGCCTTGGAGCGCGGCCCGATCATCCTCGCCAACGAGGCGCGGCGCCGAGTGCTCGCCAAGCTCGACGAGACCATCCCCGCCATCCGCGATCGGATCGCTCGCGAGCTTGAGCGGGTCTCGGCCAAGGCCGCGACCCAGGCGCGCCTCCGCCCGGCCTTTCGGACGGATGGACATTGCACCGTGCCCGGCATCTACGGGCACGCCATCTCCAACCACGACGGGACCGAAGTGACGGTCCACGTCACCGTCCCGGCGGAAGTCGCGGCCAAGGTCGCGGCGCTCCTCGCCGAAGAAAGGAGACCCCATTGACCCTCTACATCCTGCGCGACCTGCTCGGCGAATCGATCGTCGTGCCCGTCTGCGAAGCGCACGCCTCCGAGATGCCCGCCGTCGGCGGCCGCGTCACGGCGGAGCCGTGCGACGACGACATCCCCTGCGATTTCTGCCGACAGGAGGCCCCCGATGACCCCTGACCCCGTCGCCCGCGTCAGCGCTGGCGACCGCTGCCAGCTCCACCCCGCAACCGACCGATGGATGATGGGCGATCGCTTCGGCGACGTCGTCTCCGTCGTGAAGGCCGACCGGCGAAAGCCGTTCGACCGCGTCCGAGTCAAGCTCGATCGGTCGGGCCGGACTCTCACCTTCCCCGCGTGGAACGTCCTCGCGGTCGACTGACCCTTCAACCCACAAACGAGCACGGCCGGGAGCGGGGCGTACCCTCCCGGCCGTGCGATGGAGAAATGCAGACGATGAAAACCCCGAGCGAAGAGTCCACCGTCGAGCCGTCCGTTAGCACGGCGCTCGACAAGTTCAAGCTTTCACGCGCGACCGGCGTCCCGCTGGTCGCCCTGGAGACAGCCGACGCGCCCGCGTTCCTGGCGGCCCTCGCCGAGCTGTGCAACGGAGCGACCCCGCTCGTCCGCTGGGACTGCGTCCGCGGCCTTGTCGGCGTGAACGACGCCGGCCGCGAAGCGGTCCGGGTCGCGCTCGACCCGCTTACCGGCGACAAGATCGTTCAGGCGCCCGATGCGCTGAAGGTCGCCGTCAAGTTCCCGGATCGGTCGATCCTCTATTTCACCGGACTCGACCGGCTCCTACAGACGAGCGACGCGCGCCTCGCCGCGCTCGTGATCCAGGGCATCGCGAACCTCCGCGACCCCTTCAAGGGCTCCGGCCGGACGCTCATCATCGCGACGCCCGGCTGGAACGCCCCGACCGAGCTGGGCGGCAACGTGCTCCTCATCCGCGACCCGCTGCCGACCTCGGCCGAGCTTCAAGCGGTCGTCGACGGCATCGCCAACTCGGCCGCAATCGAGCTGGACGACGCCGCGCGAAAGCGCGCCGTCGACGCGCTCGTCGGCCTGCCGAAGTTCGACGCCGAGCAAGCGGCGGCCCTCTCCGTCCACCCCGATGGAGACGGGTCGAGCGCACTCGTGCTCGACGAGGCGCTCCTCTGGGAGCGCAAGCGCGACGCGATCAACGCGTGCCCCGGCCTCTCCGTCTACGAGGGCGCCGAGGACTTCGCCGCGATCGCGGGCGTCGAGAACGCCAAGGGGTTCTTCCGGCGCGTGATTGACGCCGACCTCTACAACGCGTTCATTTTCGTGGACGAGATCGAGAAGGCCGTGCCCGCCTCGGGCGCGGGCGACACGTCCGGTAGCTCGCAGGAGATCCTCCGAGGACTCCTGACCGAGCTTCAGGACGCCCCGGCCTACTCCGGGTCGATCTTTCTCGGGCCTCCGGGCGCGGCGAAGAGCGCGCTCGCCAAGGCCCTCGGCGCCGAGTCCGGAAAGCCCGTGATCGCCTTCGATCTCAACGGCTGCAAGGGCTCGCTGGTCGGCGAGACGGGCCGGAATCTCCGGCGCGCGCTCGCAACCATCCGCTCGATCTCGGGCGGCAAAGCGTGCTGGATCGCGACCTGTAATGCGATCGACTCGCTCAAGCCCGAGCTACGGCGGCGCTTCAAGCTCCCCGTCTTCTACTTCGAGGCGCCTGCATTGGAGGAGCAGCAAGCCATCGCTGACCTCTACGAGAAGCGCTTCGGCGTCGACCTCTCGGGCCTGCCGCTCGGGAAGTTCACCGGCGCCGAGATCCGCGCCGCGGCTGAGCTGGTTCGAGACCTCAAGGTCCCGGCCGCCGAGGCAGCCGGCTACATCGTCCCCGTCGCCGTGTCGGCGCGGGAAGAACTCGAACGCCTGGAGGCTCAAGCCGACGGGCGCTTCGTCTCCGCCAACCGGCCCGGCGTCTACCGGCGCCCGGTCTACGAGGCGGCAATGGAAGGAGGAAGGAGATTCAATGCGGCTCTGTAGGCGATGCGATCGCCTACTCGCCGAGGCGGCCTTCACTCGCGGCCAGACATTGTGCCGCGAGTGTCGCGCCGCCTACACGCGAGCCTATCGGCTCCGCCCGGAAGTTCGCGCGCGGCGCAAGCTGGAGCGCGAACGGGCGAGCCCTGAATCAAAGGAGCGCAAGCGCCGATACGATGCTGCCTGGCGAAAGCGCTCGCCGAAGTACGAAGCGGCCGTCAAACGCTACTGGCAATCGGAGAAGGGGAAGGCGGCGCGCAAGCGCTTCTTCTCTTCGCCGAAGGGCAAGGCGGCGCGGTCTCGCGGGAACGCCCGCGAGCGCGCTGTCCACCCTGACCGCGCGCGCGCCCGGATCGCCGTCATCAAGGCGGTCCAGCGCGGCAAGCTGACCCGGCCAGACGCCTGCGAACGATGCGGCGTCGCCTGTCAGCCCGAGGGTCACCATCACCATGGATACGCAGCGCGGCTGGACGTCGTCTGGCTCTGCAAGCGCTGCCACAACGAGGCAACTCAGAAGGAACGGAGGTCCTAAATGCCCTGCTGGGAAATTCAGACGACCAGCGTTTCGCTGGAGGCGAGCGACCGCGCGCTTCTGCGCGACGCGCTCATGAAGCTCGCGGGCGAGGGCCGGCTCTCCGGGCTCGTCACGCAAGGCGAGACCATCGCCGGCTACGTCGGGGCGTCGGGCGTGAAGATCGACCTCGCGAGCGGACAGCTCACGGTCAACGCCTGGCAGCAGACCGGCGGGCCGAGCGAGGCCGCGCGCGTCCGCAACGTGATCCAGAAGGCCTACGCGCACGAGGTCGTGCACGCGGCCGCCAACGAGTTCGGGCTCACCCTGGAGCCCGGCGAGACCGCCGACGAGTACGTGCTCGTCGGCCTTTGATGGAGAAAGCAAGTGAAAGACGCCTTCAAGCTCCGCATCCGCGAGGATGGCTCCTCGGTCGTGACGTCCGAGGGCTTCTCCGGCGAAAAGCATCTCGACGCCGAACAGGTGCGAGCATGGCTCGCCAAGAAGCTCGGCGGCGAGTCGAGCACGGTCCGAAACACCGAAGCTCACAACCATGCTCACGACGGAGAGCACGAGCACGACCATGACCATGATCACGAGGAGCACAGCCACTAGCTCCCAGAAAGGGAATTTCATGAAGTACGCACTGGCGGCCGCGGCGATCGTGCTCGCGGCCGGAGAGGCCCACGCTCATCACGAGGAAATCGTTCGTCAAGCGGCGATCACGATCGACTTGGGCTGGCCCATCGTCGTGACCGTCGCGGGCGCGATGGTCGCTTACTTGAAGGCGGCGCTCAGATGAGCAACGCCGACTTCAAGAACGAGCGGCTGGAGGCGTTCATCGTCGCCTCCGGCGAAGTCCCGAAGGAGGTCGGCGAGGCGTTCGTCCGCATGGCGACCGTCGTCGACCAGGAGATGATTCCGCTCTGCGAGCGGCAGCTCGGCCACGGGCACCTGGCCTTGACGCTCCTCCTGACCGTGATCGGAGCGAGCGTCCGATCGTGGGAGCCCGAGCCCCGAAAGCAGCTCATGCTCTCCTTCGCCGAGGCCCTCGGCATCAAGCTCGCCGAGGCGCCGCGTCGCATCGGCTCGCAGCGCACCCGCCGACCGGGGCGCGGCTACCGGAGCAACTGACCACCCAACCAACCCCGACCCGAGAGGGCGGATCAATGAAAGGAACTCACCATGGAGAACCAGAACGGGCGACCCTCGCCCGAGCAGATCAGAAACGCCCTCGTCTTCGTACGCGTCTCGGCCCACGGTTGGGGATGCAATCGCAAGCTCGCGGAAGACGAGTACGAGACCGAGGGCTCGAAGGAGCTGACCGCGGCGTCCAAGAACTTGACCAAGGACGACCGCTACAAGGCGATGCGCCAGCTCGTCCGCGCAACCGACCGCTGGCTCGAAGAGCGCGAGGTCGGGGTCGGCTTCACCGGGCCAGGCGTGCGCGCCATCCCGGTCGGCTTGGTCGAGGAGGTCGTCGCCGAGCTGGAGGCGCGGCGAGTTGCCTACTTCGAGGCGGTCCGCGAGTTCATCCGTGCCCTCCCCGAGATCAAGGCCAAGGCCGCGCTCCCCAAGGAGGACGGCGGCTTGGGTCCGCTCTACAGCGAGAGCGACTGGCCGGCCGCCGAGGAGATCCAGAAGCGCTACGAGTTCGACTGGTCGATCTTCGACCAGACCGTGCCCGCCCAGCGCTCGGGCCTCTCCTCGGCGGTGATCGACCGCGAGGCCCAAAAGGCGCGTCAGAAGTGGGTTGACGCCGCCGGCTCGATCGAGACCGGGCTCTACACCGAGCTTGGAAACTTGGTCGCGCGCCTGGCCGAGCGCCTGACCGACGACAAGGAGACCGGCAAGGCGCGGGTCTTCCACGAGTCGACGGTCGAGAAGCTCCGGAGCTTCCTGGAGCTTCTGCCCGACCGGAACGTGACCGGGTCGGGCCAGCTCGCCCAAGTCGCCAAGCGCTGCGAGGCGCTCCTCTCGGGGACCGACGCGCGAGCGATCCGCGACTCCGACTCGCTTCGCGGCAAGCTCCGCGAGGGCTTCCAGGCTGTCGCCAAGGAGCTGGACGAGACCTCGTCCACCCGGTCGCGACAGTTCAACTTCAACCAGGCCTCCGGCTTCTAGCCGGGCGCCGACAAACCGGGGCGAGCGCTGCTCTCCAGGCGGCGCTCGCCTCGAACCGGGAGCGCGTTCGCATGACCGCTGCCAGAAAGGACCCCTACCATGGAGACCAGGAGCCGAACCGTCGCGCTCGCGCTCGTCGCGAGCCTACTCGCCTCGGGCTGCGTCGCCGCCCGCCACGTGCCGATCGTCGACCTCCAGGCGAGCCCCGCCGCCGCCGACGGCCGCGACTTCAACCAGGACCTCTTCGAGTGCCAGAACTACGCCGAGTCGATCGACCCGGCCGGCCAGGCGCTGGCGGGCGCGGTCGCGGGCGCGCTCTTCAACGCGGCCCTCGGCGCGGCGCTCGGCGGCATCGTCGGCGACGCCGGCCTCGGCGCGGCCCTTGGAGCGACGTCGGGCGGCATGTACGGTGCCGCGGGCGGCGCCGCCCAGGCCGAGGCCCGGCGCACCCAGATCGTCAACAACTGCATGCACGGGAGGGGCTGGAATGTCCTCTAGGCTTCGCTGCGCCCGAGCCGAATACGCCCTCGAAGAGATCCGCAACGAGCACGTGCGCTGCTCGATGGGCGACCTCTCGACCTGCGACTTGATCAAGTGCGAGTGTGGCAACACGGCCGAGGACCAGGGTTTCTTCCCCTCGGACCTGGACGGCCGCGAGGTCCCCCCCGCGCTACCCAACGTCGATGAGCTGATACAGTGCGATCGCTGCAAGGCGATCTTCAACGCCCGGACGGGAGCATGCGTCCGAGAACGGAGGTAACCATGGAGACCCTTCCCCATTCCGAGGTCGTCGAGCGCACCGCCCGGCTCTGCGACTCAATCAACCGCGAGCTGGCCGGGCTCGGCGACGGCGCGGCGCTGGCCGTGCCGTTCCTGCTCGGCTGGTTCGTCGCGCAGCTCGCCAAGGCCCAGGCGAGCGACCCGGCCGGCGAGCAGGACCTGGCGCTCGAAGCGATCGTCGCGCACGTCAGACGGGCGTGGGCGGACGCCGTCCGCCGGGCGGACGCCGACAAGGCCGGCGACCTGCACTGACCGGCAATGTCACTCTGGACAAGCCCCGCCCGGTTATGTCTTACATAGACAGCCGGGCGCGGGCGCGCCAGGGAAGTCGAGCCCCACCGCGCATCGGCCCGAAGGGAGGAAAAGCCGATGCAGAGACTCACCATGATCGCAGCGTGCCTGATCGCATCAACGGCGCTCGCCCAGACGCCGGGGCCAACCCCCGACTCGACGCCGTCCCCCGAGCCCACCATGGAGCCGACCCCCGATCCGACCGCCACCCCGGCCGAGGGCTTCGGCTACGAGCAGCTCAGAGACGAGCAGCGCGACCAGAGCGACTACCGAGGCGGGCCGCGCATCTGGTACGGGCAGGCGACCGACTGGCCCGCTGCCGCCGACCTCGTCTGGTACGACCCGATCGCCAACACGACGAGCCTCATGTGCTCGGGGACAGTGATCGCGCCGCGCTGGTACTTGACCGCCGCCCACTGCGTCGCGCCCGAGATCATCGGGCTGGGTATCCTCAACCAGCGCGTCCGCGTCCGGACCCACATCGGTGGAGTGTCGTCACAGCACATCGTCCTCGGCCCGGTCTACCGGCACCCGGTCTACGACCCCAACTCCTGGCCGGGCGTGGAATACGACTACGCACTCCTCTACTTGATGACGCCGGTCGCCGCCGCACCGGCGACTCTATGGTCGAGGGCGCTGACCAGCGACCTGCAAGGAATGCCGCCGCCGCCGGTCGGGGGCGTGCTGAAGACCCAGATCTTCGGCTATGGTGGCACCGAGTTTGGCCCGCCGCCACCTGGGCAAGTGCGCTCCACGATCGTCGAGCGGTGCCACCCGACGGAGGTCGGCGCGATGGTCCTCGACATCCTCGGGTTCTACGGCGAGTTCGCGACCCTCGTCGCCGGCTGCGACCTCGGCGCCGTCGGCTACGGAGCGGGCGTTGACTACGGCGACTCGGGCGGCGGCTGGATCACGAGCGACCTCGACTCCGACGTGGAGGACGAGGAGTTGATCGGCGTGACGCAGGCGTTTTTGTTCCGAGGCCTCTCGTTCGCGGGCCCCGTGCCAAAGGCGACGCGCTGGATCATCGACACCATCAACGGCGCGAACGGGCGCGGCTGCCCTGCGACGCCCCTTCTGGGTGGAGTCTGCCAGCCGGGCAATGCGCGCGTGCTGGCGTCGGCCGCGAAGCTCGGCTTCCGCTGGTACGACTCCGACACGGCGATGCCGAACGTCTCGATCGGCGCCGGCTGGATGCTCTGCGCGTACTCGGCCGGGACGCTCATCTTGGAGGTGGCGCCGCCGCCGGAGCTGCGCTGCCGCGGCGGTCGCCCGTGCTGGCGGGTCTCCACGAGCACGCGCTACGCTTCGGCCGCGACGTGGAGCGGCTATGGGTCGATGGACGGCGCCCGCAAGTTCCAGTTCGCGCAGGGGCTCCCGACACGCCCCGCCGGCCGCGTCACGGTGTCGGTCAGCCCAGCCGTGATGCCACCAGGGAACTCGCTCCGCGTGCAAGCCCACATGAGCGGCGGCTGCGTCGACGCCTACTTCGCAAACAACCTGGAGACGCGCCGCCCCGACACGCGCTTCCGCGGGTCGGTCAGCGCCAACTAGGGGAGAGCCAAACCCGTGAAACCATTGAAGCCATTCCTCGTGATCGCCGGCCTCCTCCTCGCCGCCAACGCCCACGCCGTGAGCGCTCGGCTCACGAGCGCGGGCGGGCGGGTCGCCATCGCCAAGGGCGAGGTCTACGCCTGGACCTCCAGGCGGTTTCGCGGCGACCCGAGCGTCTGCATCTACCGGCGAGGTGAGATCGTCTTCGGCTGCCCGACCGAATGCGGCGGCGCCTATCCGCCACACCTTCAGACCAACGTGCCACTCGCCTCGGCCAGGGCGGCCGCCAGGGCGATCGCGGCTCACGGCGAGCCGCTGATCGAGGCCGCCGCCGAAGCTTTCGCGTTCCTGTCGACGGTCGAGTCGCGCCTCTGCCTCGCGAACATCTGCTACAGGCCAGACGGCGTGCCCTGGCGCTGCGGCTGCCCGGCGTTCGCCTGCCGGCCGCCGCCGTGAGCCCGGCCCCTGACCGCCCGTCCCGGCGATGTCTTACGGCGTCGGGCGGTCGCGCTTCCCCTCGAACGTGCCCTCTGGACGCCCGGAGACTGCCCTGGCGGCCCGCTTCCCCCCGACCAGGGTGATCGGCCGGACCGGCCGGTAGCGGCTCGCCATGGAAGCGGGCAGCGCGGCGAAGGCGATGACCGTCCGCGGGTCCGGGCCGACCTCGACGCCCGAGATCTGCCACTCGACCTGAGCGTCGTCCTCCCAGAGCACGCCGGTCCCGGAATCGATTGCGAGCTTTACGAGATTGTCGACGTCACAGTGCAGGCGATCGCGGCGGACGAAGTGGAAGGCGGCGGCGACCGAGCCGCGGAGCATCTCGCCCCGGTAGGCGAGGCGCATGAGCCAGCGCAGCTCGCGCTCGTCGGCGTCGCTCGGCGTGAAGCGGCCCGAGTTCGAGCGCGGCACTCGCACACGTGCCTTCGGGACCGGGTTGCCGGGGAAGGCGAGCACGGTCATCGGCAAGCCATGGACGCCCGGCTCAAGGAGGACCCCGACGAGCGCCGCGAGCATCGCCTCGGCACGCTTCGATCGGTTCATTGACGTTTCACGTGAAACGGCCCGCCGACCGTCGAGCCCATCTCGACGGTCGCGGGCCGTTTTTCTTTTGGCGCCCAATGGCGCCCCGCTTCACAAGGACCCGAGGCGCGAGTCTACTTGACCCGGCGCCGGCCGTCGAGCGCGGCACGGCGTGCCGCCTCGCCGACGATCGAGGCGAGCGCGAAGTTGGCCTCGTCGCCGGGCTGGAAGTAGACCCGCATCGTCAGGCTCGGGTCCTGATGGCCGATCGCCGTCGCCAGCTCGTGGACCGGGACGCCGGACTTCACGAGGATCGTCGCGTAGGTGTGGCGCAGGCCATGGAAGGTCACGCGCCCGAAGATCCGCGCGCGCTTGGCGACGCTCGGGATCGTCCGGTTGGTCACGTTGTGGGCGTCGATCGGCGTGCCCGTCCGGGTCGGGAAGAGGAGCGCCCGCGGATTGTTGCCGGCAAGCTGCGCCTCCTTGGCCGAGCGGACCTGCTCCGAGAGGCGCGAGACCATGTCGGGCGGGATCGCCTGCGTTCGCTTCGAGCGCTCGCTCTTGGGCGCGTCGAAGTCGAAGCCGCCGCCCCGCTCTCTCCGCTTGCGCACCCGGTGATCGATCCGGAAGGTCGCGGCCGCGAAGTCGAGCTGCTCGATCCGAAGCCCGACCGCCTCCGAGGGCCGAAGCCCGCTCTTCACCGCCAGCTCCAGCACGAGGCCCCGCGCGCCCTCCTCGGGTAACGCCCGCAGGAAGCGCTCGACCTCCTCGGGCGGGAGCGCCCGGTGCGGGCGGCGCTTGGGCTTCGGCAGCTCGATCCTGGCCTTGGTCGGGTCGTACTTGAGGCGCCACGGGTCGCCGATCGCCCAGCCGAAGGTCTGCCGCAGGATGCCGTGGAACTGCTGAACGAAGCGGGCGCCGCCGCCCGGCCGCTTGGCGGCGATCGCCCGGTAGACCTCGGCCAAGTCATGGACGTCGTCGGCCCGGCGGTCCCGGAAGCCCGGCACCAGCGCAAACGCGCGCCCGGCGATGTCGGCGTATTCGGCCTTGGTCATCGCCCGGAGCTTGCCGTTCTTCACGCGCTCGTCGGCGACGTGCTTGAACCAGTCGACGACGAGCTGGCCGACCGTCGGGACCAGGGGCTCGGGCGGCCCGCGCTCGGCGACCATCCGGGCCAGCTCGCGCTCGGCCGCCGGGCGCGGGCCATGGAAGACCCGGTCGTCGTAGCACGCCTTGAGCGAGAGCTTGTCGCGCCCCTGGTACACCCGCAGCCGGTAGCCGTCGCCCCCGAGCGCGCGAATCGAGCCCTTCAACCGTCGTCCCATCGGAGCCCTCCTGGCGCCCGATATCTGTCCGATATATGTCAGCGAGGCAAGCCCGAGCGGGAAAACGTAACGCCCCCGGCGTGATTCGAACACGCGACCCCAGGATTAGGAAGCCATATTTCGCTTGACCGGCCGCTTCGCTAAGCGCGCGTTATCGCTCGCGAAGCGCGCGTCGCGCGTCGGGCTGCTCTCTCAGTATCCGGGCGGAGTTTCTCGCGCAAGGGCACCGCACGGCATGGATATGTGTCCGATATATGTCCGCGCAGAGCGGTCGAAATGAGCACTGGAATCGATATCCTGGGCTCACTTCCGGGGCGATCTTGACCCCGTCCCGCAATGTATGGCACGGTCGGACATGCCTGCGTCACGCGTGGACCCGTCCGCGACCGTCGCACCGAAGCTGCTCACCATTCAGGAGCTGGCCGACATGCTCGGCCTGAGCTACCAGGCGGCGGCGAGTTTCATCGTCCGGCGCCTGGAGCCGACCGAGGACTCGCCGGTCGTCTACCTCGGCCCGCACACCAAGCGGGTCCGGCTCGACCGTTGGCTCGCCTGGATCGAGGCCCGGACCGGGCAGCGTCCCGAGCCCGACGAGCGCCGCCGCACCTACTTGGCCGGCCTCTCTCGCCAGATGACCGCGACCAACCGAGCCCGCCGCCCGGACCCGCGGACCATCGACCCGCGGACAGTCGACCAAGCCCTGGCCGACATGGCGAGAGGGAAAGAATGAGGGGAACGCTCCCCTGAAAGGATGCCGCTTGCAATGAAAATCTCGATCGACGTCGACCTGGCGACCGTCCCCGCCCAGACGCCCCCGCTCACCCTGGACGAGGTCACCTCGGCGCTCCGGGCCGGGATCACCCACCTCGACCGGACGCTGCGCATCTCGTCCGAGGCGCGCTCGTTCGGGCTCCTGGTCGTCTCCTCCGAGCGACCGCCCGTCTCGATCGGCAAGGTCCGGGTCGAGCCCGCGGCGCCCGATCCAACCCCCGCGTGAGACCGGGGACTGACATTCGGGCGCCCGCTCGTAGATGATACCCTCCGAGCGAACGGGGGGATCAGAAGATGAGCAAACGGAGCGTCGGGCGAATCCTCGACTTCCTGAACGCCGAGATCGCGGCGAGCGACGACCCCGAGCGGGCCGCCGACGAGATCATGGACGGCGTCCTCGTCGGCGTCGCCGCCCAGCTCGGCCGCATGGCCGCCGCGCGCGGCGTCGACCCCGAGACTCGCGCGGCCGCACATGCGGCGCTGGTCGAGCGGATCGCGGTCGGCTGGGAGATGGGTACCTTCCTCGGCGAGAAGATCTTCCGCGAGCACGGCGGCCCGGTCTGGGTCTCGTTCGCGCCCGAGCCCGCGACCGCGGCGACGCGGCTCGTCTTCGAGTTTTCCGAGAGACCGCCCGAGCATGAGCTGATCGAGACGTATCGTCGCATCTTCGATAAGGTCCACAAGGCACTCCTGCGCGCAGGCGTGGAGCCGCGCATCTGAGCGTCTGGTGACAACCTGCACCCAATGCGGGACTCCGGTAAGCCACCCGAGGGTCCGGCGATGTCGGACATGCTATTACGCCCGCGGCGTCGACTTTTGGTCGCGCGTCAAGAAGACCGCCTCCTGTTGGCTTTGGTGCGGCGCCACGGTCCCGCTACGGGGAGGATATGGCGTCGTCGCCCCGAACCGTCGCCGGACCTACGCGCACCGCTTCGCCTACGAGATGCTCATCGGTCCGATCCCTTCCGGCCTCGTGATCGACCATCTCTGCCGCGAACCTCGATGCGTCAACCCCGCCCACATGCAAGCTGTGACGAGAGGCGAGAACGTGCTCCGTGGCGTCAGCTTCGCCGCACAAGCGGCACGGCAGATCGGGTGCTCGATCTGCGGCGAGCCGTTCTCCCACACGCGGAGCAATGGGATTCGGCAATGTCGCTCGTGCAACCGACGTCGCGGCCGTGCCTCGGAGGAGCGCCACAAGGCGCACCGTCTCGAACGCCAGAGAGCGCGGCGTGCCCATGTCGAAGGATCATAATCACGAAGACATCACGAGGGCCTTCGCCGCGGCCGGCGCCTACGTCGTCGACCTCTCGAAGCTCGGCCGCGACAAGCCCGACCTCTTGGTCGGCTTCGCCGGCTGCGAGCGCCTGGTCGAAGTGAAGACGGAGCCAGACCCGAGGCCCAAACCCGAGCGCATGCGGGCCGGCTCGCACTGCGCCGTCTGCGGGAAGAGCTACCAAGCGCACCGGCGCGGCTTGGTCCGCATGCGCGACCTCCGGACCGGCGAGCGCTCCGAGTGCGAGCGGTTCGTGATCCAGCTCGTCGCGGCACCGCGTCATGGAGGCAAGCTATCCGTCGGACAGCGCGCGTTCGCCATCGACTGGCCGGGCTCGCCCGTCCACGTCGTCCGCACGACCGAGGACGTCGGCCGCGTGCTTGGCGAGATGGTTGCTTCGTCGCTCGCTCGCAAGCGCGGCGACGCTCGCGGCAGTCGCTCCTAAGAAACGCGACGGCCACGTAGTAGCGAGCGACCGCGAGGGAGGGCCACTCGTGGAAGCGTATGCATGGATGATCGGACTCCTGGTCTTCATCCTGGTCGCCTGCATCGTGCTTTGGGGAGCGCGCAAGCTCATGGCGGCCTGGAACGTCGGCGAGCCGCTGGCGACGACGGTCTACGTGATCCTCGTCGTGATCTTCGCGGTGATCTTCCTCGTCCGCCTCGGCGCCGGCCTCGGATTCTCGCCGTAAGACTGCGCCCGACGGCGTCGGACGCCGTAAAACTTCGCGAGGTCTTGCTTTCCCTGTAGCACGGGCGTACAACGGCGCTCGCCCGATCGCGGGCCGGAAGGATCTCTTTCTTACCTTGACGCCTCGCCCGCGGTCGGCTGGAGGCCCGCACCATGGAGTCGAAAGCAAAAGAGCCGCTGGTGGGTGCCAGCGGCTCTTTCCATTCTCATCCCCGCGTGACCAGAGAGGAGACGTCGCTATGACCGACCGTGTAGTCGGTTCCGACGCGCACGTCAAGCCCCAAGCCATCGCGAAACTCGTCGCCTTGGAGCTGCTCCACCACGGCGAAGCTCTGCTTGCACAGAGCGACGCCTTAAAGCGACGGGGCGATGCTCTCGTGAACCAGGGACGCGCGATTCTGATGGCGCTCGATGGATATGTGCCGCCGCCCGCAGAGTTCATCAAAGCGTTCACGCTCCTCCACGAGGCCGCCGTGGCCGCCGGCCTGGAGCCACGCGAAGAAAGCCGCGGGCCGTGACGACCGCCGACCGAGCGCTGATCGAACAACTCGCTCAGGCGATCCTGAAGCAAGGCGACGCGATCCTGAATCTCGGGCGTGCTCTCCTGAAAGCGCTCGAAGCCGGTCGCGTCGAGGCCCCGGCCGACCCTATCGCCGCCGAACAGACGAGCGATCGCCGCGAGCACGACCGTCGCTACCGTGAGCGCAACCGCACCGCCCGTGCCGAGAAAGAGCGCGCTCGCCGCTCCGCGCGTGGCGTGGTCGAATCACGCCACGATCACGCCACGCACCACGCCACGCCACGCCACGCGGACGGGGGGGTAGGGGGGGGTTCTTCTTCCGTTCCCCTCTTCTCTTCCGCTGCTGGGATTCCGGAAGAGGCAGGAAGTACGGAAAAGCACTTCGGAAATTCCGGATTGCAGGTAAGTCACTTCTCTCCTCTCCCGGATTCTCCGGCGGCGCGCGCGATTACCGTGGCGTGTACGCCACGCCACGCCACGCCATCACGCCACGCCACGCCACGCGGTGCCACACCGCCGGTCGTCGACGACACCCGCGGTTTCATCCTGACTCCATCCGACGAGCCCAAACCGAAGGCACCGAGGCGCGGACACAAGTCGACCGGCCCAGCACCGGGCTTCGAGTATCCTGCGCTCTTCGAGCAGTTCTGGAAGGCGTTCCCGCGGAAGAAGAAGAAATGGACCGCCTACGAGGCTTGGACCGAGATCGGTGCCGCCGCGATCATGGACACGATCCTCGCGAAGATCGCCGAGCTATGCGCCAGCGACGACAACTGGCGCCGACGGACCAAATACGTACCCTACCCTGCGACCTGGCTCCGTGCCCACGGCTGGCTCGATGAGCCAGACGTCGCCACCCCCGAGCCCCCTCGCCTGACCGCCAAGGAGCGCCGCGACATCGCGCTCCGCGAGCAGCTCCGCGCCCAAGGTCTCGACCCCGATCAGATCATCCCCGACCCGCTGGAGCGGCGCCGCCGCATCGACGAGATCGTGCGCGAGTCCGAGCATGGAGAGATCGTCATCGACGTGACGCCGAGTCCGCACGGCGGCCACTGAGTCGCGCGCTGCACTACATCACCGCCGTAGGTCTTACATTTCTTCGCGACGTGCCGACGAAACTTCGGCGAGCAGGCGACGGCTCGGCCGATTTAGTCAGCTTTCCGCTTGCAAGACCTTGGAGCCCGTCGTAAGACTCCGGACCGCAATCCCGAGAGAGAGAGGGGGAAGCCCGGTGAGGACGACGGTTCGCGCCATTGGCACTACTGTCCTTCGTAGTATCGGCCGCATGAACTCGCCGCGGGAGATGATCGAGCGGGTCATCCGGAGCGGCGGGAGCCTCCGCGGCCAGTGCTTCGCGCGTGCCGACTTAACCGGCCTCGTCGTGCCGCCCTGCACCGACCTCCGCTTCGTGAACCTAAACGGCGCGATCTTAAACGGCGCCGTGCTCGACGGCTGCCTGCTCGACAACGCCAAGCTCGCGGGCGCGGAGGTCTGGAATCTCAAGGCCCGCGGCGTGAGCGCGGTCGGTGCCGATTTTTCGCGCACCAACGCCCAGGAGGCCGACTTCCGCGGCTCCAACCTCTCCCAGGCGCGCTTCGATGGAGCCGAGCTGCCGCACGCCGACTTCCGGAGCGACGCCGGCTACGGGACGACCCGGCTCGCGGGCGCCTCGTTCGCTCGCGCCTGGCTCCTCGACGCCCAGTTCGACGACGGCGAGCCGAGCGACGACGAGGGCGCCGAGTATACCTGTATCGTCGCCACGACCTCGGCCTTCCTGCCCGTCCTCGCGCTGCTCTGCATTTAAGCACCGGGCTTTTCCCGAGCCGAGCCTTTCACGGGCGCGCCGCTCCCCGGCTTCGCCATTCGGCTCGAAAATTTAACATTGCGCTCCGCATCGACTTGGTATCCCGGTTGTGTCCTACATTGCTTCGTTCGCGAGCATGGAGTGAGACGAAGATGGACAGAAACCAGGCTTGGAAGATCGCGCTCCGCATGTCCGACACGCGCGGCGATGACACACTCGGTCTCGACGTATCGGAGATGGCCAACGTGCTCATGGCATCGGCCATAGCCGACATGCCGGCCGAGGTCGTGAGCGCGACCCTCGACCTGCTCAAGAGCGAGTTCGACCGGGTTACTCCCCGAATCCTCGTCCGCGCCTGCCGCGAGCGCCCGGTGCTCTTAAGGCGCCCAGCGCTGCCACCGCCCGAGGACGAGAGCGGCCCGGCCTTTCGCCGGGTCTACTTTCCAGAGCGCCCAAACGGCCACGAGCCCTTCCCGGTGGCCGAGCCCAATGAGCGCGAGCGCGAGCGCATGCGGGTCTTCTACGCAGCGTCGGCGCTTCCGGCTACCGTAGTTTCACGCCCCGATCTAGGTATTCACCCCGAGCACATCGCCCAGGCCAATGCTCAGCGCGAGCGGGCGATCGAGATCCTCGAAGACGGCCTCAAGGCGATGGACGGCCGCACCGACGAGCTGGAGCCTCACGAGCGCGAGATCGCCCGCGACGCCCAGCGGCGACTCGACGGGCTCCGCTTCGCCCTCGGCGATCGCCAGGCAGAGGCGAGCAAGGCGCGGCGCCTCTTCGAGGCGACCCTCGTCCGGCTCGCCGTCCGCATGGCCTCGGAGGGCTCGCTTCGCTGCGCCGGCTGCGGCAAACGCGAGCTTTCGGAGCGCGGCCTGGCCGGCGCGGTTCGCGCCCTGATGGAGGCGGCGGCGCGCGGCGCCACGACGGGTCACGTCTACTGCGAGCACTGCCGAACCGGCACGCGGCCCGCCGCGGGTAGGCCCGACGCCTGGCTCGACCCGGAGGTCGGCCTTGCGCCGGAAGAGCTAGAGCGACTCATGCGCGAAGAGGCTAGCGACGCCGACCCGTCGGCGTGTCGCCCTCGATCTCGGGGTTGAGCGGCCAGCGGCTCTCAAAGCCGTGCCGTATCAACGTCTGTACCGTTTGACTCAAGTTCCACTGGTAGCGCTCGCAGAGCTTCTCAAGCATTGCGTGCTCTTCCTCGGTGAGCCGAACGGAGATCGAGTGAACCTTCTCAGTCTGATCGCCCCTTCTCGACCGAATCCTACCCCGGACTCTACTCGCCATGTTCGGTACCTTCTTCCCTTCCCCGCGGCAACCACCCCGCCGAGCCAATGTCTTACAGACAAACCATATCCCTTGACAATACGCGGGGCCAAAAAACAGGATCTTCGGTTGCCTTGTGCACCTACTTGTCTTACATTACCGGCTAAGGTGATCTACCGTGAAGCATAGTCCGACGCTAGGGGATACCGAGATACTCGATCAGGTCGTAACCATCCGCCTCGCAAGCGATCTGCGCCGCCGCCTCTCGTCGGCCGCGCGTACCAAGGGCGTCTCGATCTCCGAGGAAATTCGCCGCCGGCTGGCGGTTTCCTTCACCCGCCGGGTGGCCCCGGCGTTCGAGGAGGCCCGCGAATGACCGACGACCTCTACCGGCCGGTCGGAGGCTACATGGTCCGGCTCGAAGGGCCGCCCAAACGGCGATCGCTCCAGGGCGTCGGACTCGTCGTGGCCCTCGCCTGGACCCTCGGATTCATCTCGGGCGTGCTGGTCGCGCTATTAGCTCACTAGCCCACAAAGGAGGCCCCCCATGGCACAAGCCGCAAAGCTCGCACCCGCTCCGAAGGCCTCGGCCGAGGCCGATACACCCAACCCGGTTCCGCCCAAGAATCTGGCGGCCGCGCTCCTCGAAGCCCAGCGCGCGATTGGCGCCGTCGCCAAGGGGTCGACCAACGAGTACGACCGCTATCAGTATACTTCGTCTGACACAATGATTGCGGCTTGCCGCGATGCCCTCCACTCGGCCGACCTGCTCTTCGACCGCGAGGGCTGGCGGATCGACCGCACGGTCGAGCCCAACGAGCTGGTCTCGAAGTTCGCCCTCGAATACCCGGCCACGGGCGAGCGGCGCGAATACGAGGTCGAATGGCCGATCGTCCCGAACCAGAAGCGCCTGACCGCCGTCGACAAGGCTCGGGCGGGCGCGCTCACGACCTCGATCGGGTATTTCCTTCGCGACCTCCTCCAGGTGCCGCGGGCCGACCCGAACGAGATGGACCGGCGCGAGGACCGCGACGAGGAGCCGCCCCAAGCGAAGCCGACCGACGCCTCGCGGACCCTCCAGGCGGAGGTCGCCGCCGCGGTCGGCCTCCTTCGCGACAAGCGCCACGTGCAGACGGCCGGGACCTACCTCGACCGGGCCGGGCACGACGTAAAGCTCCTTCGCCAGGTGAAGAACTGGATCGACCAGAAGGTCGCCGAGCAGTCGGCGCCAGCGGCGGGCGACGAGGTGGCCGCATCGGTGCCCGCCACAAGCGCGACGCCGTCCGCAGCGACGCCGTCCGCAGGACCCGAGCTGGTCGACCCGGAGACGGGCGAGGCGCTCGACCCCGAGTCGCCGCTCTTCGGCAGAGGAGGCGACGGCCCCTGAGCTGGAAGAAGAAGCATCTCGCGATCCCCGAGGACCCGAGGATCGTCGCCGAGCGCGAGCGCTGGCTCGACATGGTCGACCGCGCCACGCTCACGGCCGCCCAGGCGATGATGGAGGCGCACATGCGCCGCGAGCTTCGGCTCCCGGTCGCACCACTGCCCGAGACCCAGACGGAGGCCCGCACGATGGACCAACGCCAGGAGCGCGAGGCGCTCCTCGAAGCGATCGCCCGGCTGGCGCAGCGCCGCCGCCAGCTCGAAGTCGACCTGGCCGACTTGGACCCCGACGGCGCCGAGCAGCTCACCGAGACCACCCGCGAACTCGAAGACCTGCTTGCCCGTGCCGGCCTCCCGGTCAGGGCCGCCCCAACCTGAGAGAGAAGGAACGATGATCACCGAGACCGAGACCCTCAATCTGTTCCGCCCCGAGCCCGAGCTTGACCTTCGCCTGACGACCGACACCCGCCCGGCCGTCAGAAAGAAGCCCGAGAAGACGAGCCGCGTCTACGTGAAGGACGGCCGCCGCTACACGCGGGTGACCAACGTGATCGGCATCCTGGATAAGTCGAACCAGTTGACCTCGTGGGCGGGCGGCGTCCAGCTCGAAGCCGACTTCGAGGCGGCCATGGTCGCCTTCGCGACGACTCCAGCCGGCGCCACGATGGAGGAGTTCCGCGAGTGCATGCGCCGGAGCCTCGTCGACACGTGGGGAACCGCCACGCCCAAGCCCGGCGATGTCGAGGAGCGCCCGCGCCTGGCGCACCGGGTTCACAAGGAGACCGCCCAGGACCGCGGCACGCTCGCCCACGAGCTACTCGAATGGCACGTGAACGCGCTCGTCGGCATCGACCAAGGCCCCGAGCCCGAGGTCTCCGAGGAGGTCCGCCAGCTCGCGCGCTCCGGGTGGCGCTTTCTCAAGTCGCTGCACTTCGACCCGCTCGCGGTCGAGCAGACCATGTTCCTCGATACCGACGAGTTCGGGCAGAAGCTCGAAGTCGCCGGCACCGCGGATCTCATCTCCTACGTCTCGATCGACGAGCTGACCTCGCTCCGCTATGGCGTCCCGACCCTGCCCTTCGGCGTTGCGGTCTTGGATTGGAAGACCTCCAAGGGCTTGTACCTGGAGCACCGTATCCAGATCGCCGTCTATAGCCACATGGCGCGGCTCTGCGGTCTAACCGACCACCTCGCGCCGGGTCTGATCGTGCGCCTACCGCGCGAGCCTGACCAGGATGCGAAGATCCACTGCGTTTCTCCCGAGGAATCCGAGTTGTTCTGGCAGATCTTCAAGGACCTCGCGCGCGTGCATCGCGCAACGAAGCCGCTGTACGACGCCGATCGTCGCGAGTATTACCGCGAGCGCAAGCGCGAAGAGGCGATGAATGCCAACCGCTGACCGGACAGCCCGGAGCGGATCGAGAAGATCCGCGTGGGTGAGGAAGGAGTAAAGAATCGGGGCGATTGGGCTCGAACGGGAGAGCGGCCGGGCGGGCGGAAAGGGGTTGTTGAGGAGATGAGCGAGGCAGAAGCGGCCGAGGAGCTGGAGAGCGAAGGCCCGCCCAGAGTGAAGCGCAAGCGCGCCATGCTCCAGCACCCGATGGACAGGTTCCTGTCGCTGATCGCCGCCGTCGAGCGCGCCAAGGGCACGCGCTGCGTTCAGCGGGTCATCCTGGAGGCGACCGAGCCCGAGGGCTGGACGATCACGATCGACCTGCTCGACGACGAGCACGGGCGAAAGCGCGAGTCGATGCACTACGACTCGCCCGACGAGCTGGCCGGGACGCTCTTTCGGAGCATCATGGCCGAGTTTGGCGCGATCCTCTCGGCGCGCGCCCGCGAGGCCGAGGAGGAGCTGATGCGCTGCCGCTCGGCGATCGTGCGGACGCTGCCGCCCTCCGAGCGCGTCCCGGTGACCACCCGGCGCCGCGCCCGCCGGGCGAGCGTCGCGGCCAAGCCCAGGCGCCGCCGCCACCCGGTCGCGCCCGAGCCCGAGACCAGCGAGGTCGACTCGCACCCGCTGCCCTTCGAGACGCCACCCGAGCCGAGCGACGGCCCGTGATCGAGGCGGCCCGCGTCCGATCCGGCGTCGGACGCGGGCCGAGCTTCGCGCCCTGCCGATGAAGCGCCGCCGCTGGGCGATAACCCGCGACTTCCTGGCCGGCCGCTCCATCGTCGGGATCGCGCGCAAGTACGCCATGCCCGCCGCCGCGGTCGAGCGGCTGATCCGAAAGCTTCTAGGGGAGCGCGCCCTGGAAAGGCGTCGCTAGCGCTTCGGCCGCTCGCGGTCCCTTCGGGTCGAAGACCGCGCCGTCGAAGATGGCGCCGCGCAGGTCGGCGCCGCGGAAGTCGGCGCGCACCGCACGACGTAAAGCTTCCTTTTCGACCCCGTAGCGCAGTTCGCGATTGCACGTCAAGCCGCTGTGTCTTACATTGCTTGCTCCGCGCCGCAGTGTCGCAGCGTCCGCCAGAAAGAGAGGACCGATGCCGAGGAAGTATTCCAGTCGCCTGATCCAGGTACTCGCCGCGATCGCGATCGCGATCGTGATCAGCCGGTGCCTGCGGCGCACAATCGACCCCGAGCCGCCCGCGCCGCGTGCGACCGCGCAGCCGATGGCCGCCAAGCGCCTGGCCGATGCCCGCCCGGCCGAGCCCGCGCCGAGCGCGCCCGACCTGGACCCCGAAGTCGCGGCCACCCTCACCCTGGGCTCGCCCGACCCGGCCGAGGTCGCCGGAGACGGCCCGCGACGCTGGCAGCGCCGGCTCGTCGACCAGTTCCTTCGCGACATGGAGCGTCGCGGACCCCAAGCGATGCCCCGCACGGCGGAGCCCCCGAGCAAAGAGACCGTGGCCCGATTCACCGCCGAGATGACGGCCGCCATGGAAGAAAGGACCGACCCTTGAAGAAGCTCGTGACCACCTTGACCCTCGCCGCCGCGCTCGCCGCGGCCGCGCCCGCCTCCGCCTACTTCCTGACCTGCAACGAGTACCGTCTTGCCGTGATCTCGGGCGACGAGCGCCTCGGGGCGATCGCCTTCGGGCAAGCATTCGGCGTCTCCGACATGCTCGCGACCCTGCTCTGCTTCGCCGGTGACCGGCGCTGCGGGTGCCTCCAGAACTTGACCGACCGCGCGGGCGACTACGGCGGCGCCGTCGGCCGCCTGATCGCCAGGTGCCCGGCCAACAGCCCGGCCGTCGGCCAGATCTTCAACGCCGCGCTCGAAGTCTGCCGCTGATGCGGGAGGACGCGAGCGCGTGCGGCCTGAGAGGAGAGCGCACGCGCTCGCGTCCTGGAGAAGCGGAGGCGCCACCCGTTCCGCTCCTCTTGTGCTTTGGTCCGCGCGGGCGCTAGCGCCGCCGTCGCCCGTGCGAGTGCTCGTCCTCCTCGTCCTCGGAGGCTCCCCTGGCGACCGATCCACCGCCGCTCGCCCGCTCTGGCTCCTTTTTCGCCCCTTCCGCCTTCGCGGCCGCCTTCCTCATCACCTCGGGCGCGGTGCCGTCGAACGTGAGCCCGAGATCGCCGTCGACGATGGAGGCCTCGGCCTTGCCGACCGCCTCGATCTCCTCTCCGGTCATGCCCGAGCGGACGGCGAAAAGCGCCCCGCCGAGCCCACTGTCGCCGTAGGCCGCGACGATCGCAGCCATGGCCTCGGCCGCTGTCCCTGGGACCTCCATCCGAATGCCCATGTCGCCGTCTTGCATTGACGCGCCTCTCCCCCTTTACGTCAGCTTGCAGATCATGGTCGGCTGCACGACGCCGACTCCGAAGCGGGCCATCGCCCGGATCGCCACGCCCCCCGCCGTCCAGGCCTCGGGGAACTCGCCGGTCGCCTCGAAGGCGGGCGCCGTGCGAAGCCCGACGACCGTCGCCCGCTTGAACGCCCCGACGACCCCCTTGACGGTGCCGAGCCAGTCCTGGGCGACCACTACGGCCGGGCGGCCGCCGATCGAGCCGCCGATGGTCGGCAGCTCCGCCAACTGCGAGAGCGAGTCGAGCGCGCCGATCGTCGCCGGGATGATCGCCTGAGAGGTCTTCATGCTGTCGAAGGCCTCGACCGAGAGCACCCAGACGACCGTCGTGATGGCGGCCGGGTTGAGCGCTTCGAGCGCCGACTTGGGCGAGGTCGCCGCCGTCGCCGAAGCGCCGGCCTTCTTGATCACGCCGTCGATCTGATCGGTCCCGGCGGTGTCGCCTTCGAGGTAGACGCGATCGATCTCATCGAGCAGCGCATCCAGGAAGATCTGCCCGAGCTGGGCGACACCGTCGCCCGAGAGCGGCCCCGAGATATCCTCGACGAGTTCGCCCGAGGCGATCGACCACACGACCGCCGTCTTGGCCTGGATCTCGACCGGGGTGGCTTCCCAGACCGGGTCGGAGATCGCCGCGGCGTCCCCCTCGGAGGTCTGCCAGCGCACCGTCGGGAGCCCGGTCGGCGTGAGCGACGCGGCGACCACCTTCGGCCCGGCCATCGGCAGCACGCGGGCGACCTGGAAGGCGAGCGAGTGCCGCCTGGCATACGTCCAGGTCGCCGGGAAGACGTGCGTGCCCGCCGGGACCGCCGTCGTATCGGCGCGAAAGCGCTCGGTCTCGACCGACGGGGGATCGGCGTCGGCCGAGAGCCCGAGCGCCGCTCGCCGAAACGCCTGACCCGCCGCGTAGCAGGCGACCCGATCGAAGCGATCGCCCTCGAAGGGCTCCGCCGAGATGACCGCCGCCTCCAGCCGTTCGAGAAGGTCGTTCGTCATGGCCCCGAAGCCTCCACCCGAGCGGGCCGGTTTCTTAGGACGCCCGGCGGGTCTTCTGCTCGCGGATCAGCGCCGCCATGGCCGACGCCGCAATCGACAGGTCGTCGATGGTCGTATCGCTCCTAAATCCCTTGCCGATCGCCTTGGCGCCTTCGCCGAGGACCCGGAGAAGGTTCTCGACTGCGCCCGGCGGCACTTCGAGCCGATAGGGCAGGTCGGCCGTCGTGAGCGGACGCGCGCAGAGCTGGCACTGGTCGCCCTTGTCCGGGTCGGGCACGTGCCAGCCGGCCCGGCATGGAGGCAGCTCGCGGCGCTTTAGGTCGGCCGTGATCTCGGCCGGCATGACGACGCCGTCGTCCTCGGGCGGCCAGTAGGACTTGACCTCACGCATTGCCTCGCTCATCTCGCCTCCGTCACTGCGACGTCTCGACGTGGGCGTCGAGCGCGACGAACTCCTCGTCGCCGCCGCGCACCCAGACCCTGACCGTCTTCTTGTCGATCTCCATCTCGACCCGAGTCGGGGTCGCCTTGGCGATGCCGAAGGTCATGGCGATACCGATCGCCTGGCCGGCAAGGAGCGTCAGCTCGGCGAGCGTCTGATGCCAGCGCGTCATGCGCCCGCGCGGTAGCTCGACCGTCCAGAGCGTCTTCGCCAGCTCCTCGGGCTTCGCCTCGGCCATCGCGGGCACCCCGCTCACTGACCGCTGAACGGCGCGACCTCGTGCGGGTCGAGCGAGCGGTTGCAGTAGATGCAGTAGGCTCGGACGTCGAACGTCCCGTGACGCGAGTCGTCGGTCCTGACCAGCACGACGACGCCGATGTCGCAGACCCGGCACGTGCCAATTGCGTGCGGCCCAGGCGACGCCCGGCCGTTGGTGCGCTCGACCGGCTCGCGGCCCTCGACCGGCGGGCCGGGGTCGGGGCCGAGCAGCTCCTCCTCGCCCTGGATCATCGGGATCGACGAGCGCTCGCGCGTAACCGTCGGCCGCTCGCGCTCGCGACTCACGCTGCCTCCATGGAGCGACGCTCCGAGAGGCGCGCTCGCGCCTCGTCGAGGACGAGCAGCCCGGCTAAGTGGCAGCGCTTGCGACCGCGCGCCAGCGACGGCGCTTCGAGCGTGTCGCCGCGGGCGAGCGCGTCGTAGACCTTCTCGCGTATCCACTCGTGATCGATGTCGAAGAGTGAGGCGAGCCGAAGGAAGCTCGTCTCGGCTCGGGTCTCCTCCGAGTAGAGCCACTGGAAGTCTTCGAGCCATTCGGAGGAGCGGATCGTGCGGCGCGCCTCGAACAGGACACGCATGATCGCTTCGCAGATCATCGCAAAGTAGAGATTCAGCTCAGGCGTCGAGAGCGGTCGCGTCTCCGCGACGTCCAACCCCATGCTCAACCGCGCTTCTCCTCCTCGCTCGGTTTGCCCCACTTCTCTTTTGCGAGCATGACGGCAACGACCAGGACCGTCGTCAAGACCGACGCGACCACCGCGCCGATGCCGATTGCGTAGTCGAGGAGCCAGACGGCGAAGACCGCGCCGATGCCCATATAGGCGCCCACCCGGATCGCGGTCGGGCCGACATCGGCGGGCAGCGGGCCGTGCCCGAGCTTGAGCCCACGGGACTCGCCGCCGTCGTCGCCATCGGCCGACGGCGGCCGCTCGCGTCGCCCCCCGATGCGCATCTCCGTCCCCACGCGTCCGACCCCTACAGGTAGTGTATGACGTTGCCCGTATACACTAGATCCGCGGGTCACGTCCAGAGCGCGCGGCTCAGGTCGGGTCGAGCTGGGCGCGCTGGCGGATCGCCGGGAGGCCGACGAAGCGAAGGCCCAGCTCCAGGTCGGCGAGCATCGGGAAGCCCTCGAAGAGGGATCGCGCGACGACCTCCTCGGTGCCGTCGGGGTTCCAGATGATCGCCTCGTCCGGGTTCACACCGGCAGTCACAAAGAAAGCGGTGTAGTCCAGCTCGGCCGCGTCCAGCTCGGCGCGCGCCTCCTGGCAAAGCTCGCAGCCGTGTTGCACGTAGAGGTAGCGCTCCATGGAGATCATGCCTTGACGCAAAATCTCAGCGCGTACACCGGCGGCATGTTCAGCTCGCCGCCCGACGGGCCGGTCGTCCCCGAGAACGCCGCGAGCGTGCCCGCGAAGGTCGAGACCCCCGACATGGTGAGGGCGTGGCGATGGACGTACTCGACCGGGTCCTGGCCGTACAGCGGGTAGGGCATGCCTCCGGCGACACCCGGCGTGTTGACGCCGCCGAGATAGGGCGGCCCGAGATGGGCCGAGGGCGCCGTCGTGTAGGTCGACGGGACCGCCCCGCCGTGATTGTGCGAGGCCGAGTGCGCGTCGAACGTCGTCGCGTGGGCGTGCGTCGTCGCCATGACCGATAGCCCCTGGCCCGCGGCGGCGCCCTTGAGGAGTCGCTTGGAGGCCGCCCCGTACTCGACCCAGCCGGGCGGGCAGAGGGCGCCGTCGACGAAGCCACCGAGGCCCGTGGCGACCTGCTGTGTCCCGGCGCTCGCCTTGTGGAAGGCGAGCGAGATCGAGTCGGGCGATGGAGCCGAGGCCGCGCTGATCGTCCCCCCGGCCGCCGTCGCCGTCTGCGTCGAGGCGTTCGGGATCTGGACGTCGGCGGTGTGGATGTGGTCGTCGGTCGACATCGAGATGTCGTTAGTGCCGAGCGGGACGTCGCGATGGAGCGTCGTCCCGGCGGCCAGGCCGGTGATGTCCACCGAGGCGCCGATCGAGTGCGCGTGCGTCTCGTTGTGCTGGTGGCTCGGCACGGTGCCGCCGTGGCTGTGCGTCGCCGGCACGGTCTCGGTCGTCCCCGCCACCCCGGAGAATGCGGTCACCGTCGCGCCCGACGGGTATGACACCCCGGTGACGTCACCCTGGTAGTTCAGCACGTCGACAGTGACGGTCGAGCCGACCAGGCCTGTCAGGACCCCGTAGTAGCTCGACCCGCCGCTTGTGATCTTCAGGATCTGGTTGCCATGGAGGTTGGTCGTCGCGGCAACGGTAAAGCTCGCCGTGGCTGTCCCCGGCGTGTGCGCGCCAGTGGTCGTCGTCGCGACGGCGCCGATCCCGGTCTCGACCCGTGGCACCTGGCTATCAAGCGTGGTCGCGCGCGTGTAGCCCCCCGGTGCCGTCGCCGACTCCGAGAAGAAGGCCAGGTTCACCGGGACCTGCTCGACCGTGTGCGCGGTCTTCTTGCAGAGCCGGACCCGCAGGCTGGTCACCGCGTTGCCCGAGGCGATGGTCGAGATCGCCGAGTTCGGCTGGCTCGATACTCCCGAGCCGGTCATCGCTCCGGTCGCCCACGACCCGGACGGGTTGGTGTGGGTGTGGTCCTGGCGCGCGACTGGCGTGAAAGCCGGCCCGATGACCGCGTTGGTCGCAAGCTCGTCGCCCGCCGGCACCGCGCCGATCCCGATCGAGCTGATCGTGTGCGTGTGTGCCTGGACCGTGTGCGTGTGGGCGAGCGAGTGCGAGTGCCGCCACGCCCCGGCCGTCTGGCCCGGCACAAAGCCGCCGCCCGAGTAGGCCCCGGTCAGGTAGTAGTTCTGCGGCGCCGTGTAGGGTTGCCAGTCGGTCGGGCAGGTGCCGTCGGTCGAGATCAGGATGAGCCCGAGCGGGACCTTCTGCGGCGCGATCTCCAGGCTGTCGGAGATGAGCGGCGTCCGGGTCTCCGCCTCGATCTCGACCGTCCGCATGCTCTTCTGGACGGCGACCCGGCGGATCGAGTAGATCGGCATCTCGTCGGAGCCAATGACCTTGCGGAAGGCCGAGTCGTCGAGCAGGACGTCGCCGACCGCCGGACGCCGCCAGCCGATCAGCTCGGTCGTCCGGAGCCGGAAGCGCGGCTGCGAGAAGTAGCGCACGACCGCCGCGGCGATGCCCGCGGCCGAGTCGGAATCGGCCACGACCGTCTCGGTCCCGAAGTCGGCCCGCCCCGAGCCCGGCGAGGCGAACTTCGCGTAGCTCGTCGCCGCCCCGGCGAGGTCGCCGTCGGTCAAGAGCACGGCCGGGTTCAGGGCCGCCAGTGGGTTGACCGACACCTGGACGCGCGCCTGGAAGTAGGCCTCCTCGTCCTCCTCCGAGAGTGTCTCGGTCCGCCGGTTCCGCGACACGACCGCGACCGGCCAGATCTCGAAGTTGTCGACCAGAATGGAGAGCGAGGCCGTATCGTTGAAGGCCGGGAAGAGGCCGATCGTCGTCGTCCCGACCTCGTCCTCGTCTAGCTCCATCCAATGAACGAGCCGCTTCCATGCCGTGTTGGTAAGCTCGAAGGCGGGCGAGATCTTGGGGTCGTAGCCGTCGGAAGGCCGCACGACCGCGACCCGGACCTTCATGCCGATGCCGGTCTTGAGCGCGGCCAAGAGCGAGGCCGCGATCGCGAAGCCCGGCTTGCGCATGGATACCGTCTGGAAGAGCAGCGCGTAGGCGTTGCCGCCGTTGCTGATCTCTACGGCCCGCGTGCCCTCGTAGGTCGGCGAGGTCGTGACCGCCGAGGTCAAGGCGTTGTACCCTACCCAAGGCCAGATGTCGGTCCCCGACGACTCGAAGCCGGGGTTGGTCGCGAGCTGCTGCGCCGAGAAGTCGAGCACGCCCGCGTTGACCCGCCCCGCCGGCAGCTCGCTCCGGATGCCGAAGGCCTGCGCGAGGGTCTGCGCGACCGCGTCGCCGATCGAGATCGTCTCGTTGAAGTAGACGCCGACCTTGGGCGGCGCCGGGATGGTCGCGCCACCCGAGAGGCGGCGGCGCCAGATACGGTCGTAGTCGATGAACGATTGCTCGTCGATCTCGCCGGCCGGGACGTTCCCCATGCGCATGATCGCGCGCGCAATCTCGCCAGGGAACCTGAGCCCACGCGACGCCGAATCGCCGGGGATGGAGCGGGTACCCCAGACCTCGGCGTAGACGACGTCGGGCGGGTTGTTCGGGTCGGCGAACCACGTGTTGACGATGCCGAGCCCGGCGTTGTTTGGGTCCTTGGTGATGCCCACCTGTGACGGCGCGTTGACCTGCTCGGCGGTGAGGAAGACGTTGCCGAAGACCTCGATGCCGAAAGCGATCGCCGTCACCCGGTAGATCGAGGTATTGGCGGCGCCGGGTGCCCAGTTGGTCAGGTAGGCGGCCACGCGCCCCCAGCCGAAGACGATCGGCACCAGCACGCCCGTTCGCGCGATCCCTGCCTGGTAGATCGTCCAGGTCTGCTCGGTGAGCGGCCGGCGGAGGTCGATCAAGGACGAGTAGAGCCGGATGGTCAGCTCCTCGTCGAGGACGTGGCCGCCGTTGGTCGCGACGAGCTGGACCTGATGCTGCGCTTCGCGAAGGTCCGAGCGCGGCCCGCGCCGGACGATCGTGCGGAGCCCGTCGACCCGGCGCTTGCGGATGTCGGGGTCGAAATGGCCGTCGACCGCCGCGAGCGCGATCTCGCCCATGGTCGCTGACGAGGTCGCCCCGGTGCCGTCGGCCGAGACCTCCTGCGAGTAGCTCGGTTCCGAGACGAGCCGGGCGCGATAGGGCTGCGGCGCATCCCACCCGTAGAAGTCCCGCTCGATGAGCGTCACCGGGTCGGTCGCGGCATGGAGCCAGAGGCAGACGAGCAGCACCTGATTGGCGTCCGAGGGCGACTGGCCGGCGCCGAGCCGGATGCGGACCGACGCGGCCTCCTCGTCGTGCGAATACTGACTCGACCCCGTGAGCATCCCGTAGTGCGAGACGCGCGTCATCTCGGTGCCGTTCCAGATGATGCGCGAGATGCGCGAGCCCATCGGCAGCGAGTGTGCGAAGCTGTCCGGGTCGACGTGCGCCGACCAGCGCCGGAACCAGTAGGCGGTCTCGACCTTGGCCGTCACGACCTGCTCGGCATCGGCCGGCGGCATCTCGTCGATCTGGAGCGCGACGTAGAGCGGCAACTGTGCGGTGACCCCGATCGCAGTCGACCCGGCCCCCGCGATCGCGTTCCACGCGTCCAAGTAGATGGACGACGGGCCGGCCGCGCGCTTGGTGCGATGGAAGAAGCACGCGGTCGTGAATTGCCCCGTGACCGGCTCTCTATAGTGCCAGCCGCGGGGCGTGCCGTAGTAGCCCGGCGGATCGGCCTGGAAGCGCGGCCGGACGTTCACCCCTTGCGACCCGGTCGGCACGTTGTTCGCAACGAAGGAGACGAACTCCAGATAGCGCCCGGTAACCGGGAGCGTCAGCGTGCCCGAGGCGATCTGTGTCGCGCTGTCGCCGACGCTCGTCACCGTCTGGGTGAGCGCCGCCGAGACCGCGCGCATGCCCGGCGGCAGCAGGAACATCGCGAGGAACCAGTTGTCGACTTTCGGGGTCGCACCGTAGCCGGTGAAGCGGATGCGAACCTTCCAGCCCGCCGTCAGGCTCAGGTAATGGACGGCGCCGACCGGCCGCCGATCGCCGTCGGCGCAGGCCTGGTATTGCCACGCCCAGAACGATTGCCGCGTGCCGCCGCTGTCGACGACTTCGAGAAAGGTCTGATTGTGCCCCGCACCGCCGTCGGCGCCCTCGAACCAGTTGGCGACGACCATCCAGTTGTCGGTCGACGGCACGGTCATCTCGGTGATCGTGTACTCGGTGCCGAGGGCCGCCGCAGTGAAGCCCGTTCCCGAGGCGTAGGCAAAGAAAAAAGACTGGTCGACCCGGATGGCGGCGATCCTGCCGTTGTTCGCGGTCGCTGCGTTCGCCGCCGCCGAGGCCCCCGGCATCCCCTGGCGGAGGAAGATCGAGCGCGTGTCGCCGCCCCGGATTATGAGTGAGGTCGCGCCGAAGTAGTTACTCGCTCGCTGGTTCGCGATCGCCACTCTTGCCTGCTGGAGAGGCGGGCGCGCGTCCAAGTGATGAGGACTCCCCGGTCGGCCGTTCACCTCAAGCACCTGCTCGACCTGACCCGTCGCGCCGAAGGATACCATCGTCCCCTGAGCGAGGATCAGGTACCTGTAGTTTCCAGGTGGCGCTTCCGAGAGGTCGATCGGCAGTTCGACCGTGTTGAAGCCGCGCAAGTAGAGTAGGCCCGCGCCGGCAGGGATGCTCCATCCGTCGGCGAGCTGCGGGTTCGAGTCGAAGTCGTTGAACGGCAGGAAGAAGGTCTGCTCGGCCGCGGGGTTGTTCGCGGTTATCCGACCGACAAGGGCTATTCCTCCGTAGCTGACGTAGACCTGATAGTCGGCGCCGCCGATGAAGTATTGCGACTGCCCGACACCGAGCTGAAGCCACGCCCCCTGAGCGCCGATGACGACGGCATTGAGGATCGTGAACGGCCCCCCGCGCGTGCGGTAGGACTGCGCGAGCAAGTTGTCGCGGCAGGCGTAGAGGAGCGGCGGGACCGGCATCAGGGCACCGCCTCGTCGATCGAGAAGCCATAGCGCCCCGTGAGCGTCGTCCTGTGGTCGAAAGTCGCGCGGTCGCCGAGGTAGCCGTAGATCGCGCCGGGGGTCTTGTAGTCGAGCGCGACCGAGCCGATCGCCGGGACGAACGCATAGGGATCGACGATGATCGGCCGCCCGTCGGTCTGCTCGATCGCCGACCGGAACTGCTCCATGTCGTCGAGCGAGTCGAGTGTCACGACCTGATCGGTCGCATTGCGCGCCGCCACGCGTGATGACGTGAACTGGAGCTTCCGGATGCGCCGGTGCCTTACCCAGGCGCGCTCCCCGGAATCGAGCTGGACCGTGTCCGACACGCTCTCGGTCATGGTCCGCCAGCGCGCCTCGACGACCTGCTCGCGGCGCATGCCGAGCCAGAGCACGCCCAGCTCGACCCAGTCGCCCGCGTTCGCGAGGTAGAAGACAACCGCCCAGAAGCGCTTGAGCGGCATGCCCTGAACCACACCACCACCGCTCGGCGCCGTCCGATTCTGGAGGTGAGAGACGATCACCGAGCCGCGGTCCTTGTCGATCGCCGGGACGATGTAGTCGATCCGGTCGGTCGCCCAGTCGAGCGCGTTCATGCCGACGATGGTGGCGTTGACCGGCGACGACTCCACGCCCGCGGCCGAGACGTGACGGCAGTCGATGAATGCGACCGTATCGAAGATCGGGAAGTACCCGGCCTCGACCGCGGCCAAGTCGAAGGCGACGTAGTAGTAGCCGGAGGCCGTCGCGACGGCGCGCCAACGCTCGCTCCGGTCGGGATTCAAGAGCTGCGTCGCCGGATAGCGCGGATGGAAATTCGAGCCCGCGACGACCGCCATGCCCTTGAGGAGGAGGATGTTCTCAAGCGAGAACACCGTCGCGGCGGGCGAGTAGAACTGGACGTTGTCGGCCACGCGCGTCCCCTACCCGATCGCTTCCTCGACCGAGAAGGTGAGGCGCCCGTAGGCGCTCGCGGCCCGGTAGAGGCGCTCTTCCCACTGGATGCGGCCGTCGAGGTAGCCGTAGATCACCGCCCCGCTTCGGTGTGGCACGCCCGACTCATGGCGTGCCTCGTTGTAGGCAAAGGCGTAGGGGTCGACGACGACCGCGCGGCCCTCGCACGCTTCGAGCTGGGCGCGCAGTGTCTGGACATCGGCCGACTTCACGATCGGGCTCGAAAACTGGTAGGCCCGCGCGCGGCGGCGCCGGTCGAAGAAGCGCCGCCCGGTGGTCAGCACCGCATCGTCCGACATGGTCTCGCTCGTCATCCGGAGCCTTGAGTCAAGCGCCAGCGGCGTCCGGGTGCCGAGGAAGATCGCCCCGACCTCGGCGTAGCTCCCCTCCGTCTGGAACTTGACGCGGGCGTAGCGCCGCGGCGGGAGCGGCGTCGAGTCGTCGAGGGCGACGGTGTTGATGTAGAGCACGTAGACCGCCGCCGCGGGCATCTGGCGCCGCCAAATCTCGACCAGCCCGGTGTCGACGAGCGGGTTGTAGACGTCGAAGTCGACCTCCCAGAAGTCGGTCGTGAAGGCCGCGTCGCTCGCCGCCTGGAGCCACGCCCGGAAGAGCAGGAACTCGAAGCCATTGGTAATCGGCTCGCCCTGCTCGGTGAGCGACCGATAGCCGACGACGGCGAGCGTGTCGATCGGCATCGGTGTGCCGAAGTCGAAGCCGACCTGCGGATCGGGAACGCCCGTCACGACCTGGCCCCGCCATGGGCGGCTCCGCGCCTCGTCGAGGAGATTCTTGGCCGGGAAGTGCGGGTGATCGACCGAGCCCGGCAGGAGCCGGGTCGTCCCGTTGGTCACGAGGTTCTTGAGGAGGATCGTCGGGGTCGCAATCGAGTAGCTCTGTCCCCAGACCGCCATGGAGCCCTCTTAGGCCGCCGGTCCCGTGGTGACGGCGCCCGCTCGCTGCCGCCGTGTGTTCGACTTCTCGACCTGGCGCGACACCTGGACGCCGTCGAGATAGGTCGTCGCGGTGACGCCGTCGTCGAGAAGGCGCGCCAGGAGGATGGTCATCTGGCGCATGATCGCGTTCAACTCCGCCTGCTCCTCGGGCGAGATCTTCCGCGTGTCGGGTCCGGCCGGCACGAGCGACTCGAAGGCGAGCTGGGCCGTCGCGCCCAGGATGTCGGCCTTGACCTTGCCCAGCTCGACCATCTCGGTTTCGAGCTGCGCGGTCGCGTCGGACACGTCCTCGGCCGCATCGGCCGCCCGCTCGGCTGCGTCGGCGGTCGTGTCGGCCGACTCGGCCACGTAGCCGAGGTCCGACGCGAAGCTCTTGGTCGTGCCGGCGAACTCGGCGAAGAGCGGCAAGAGCGCCTCGGTCTCGTCGTGGATGTAGCCGAGGATGATGCGCGTCTCCGCGATGCCCTGCTCGCGGGTCTTCTTGCCCTCGGCGACCTGCTTCCAGACGAGGTCCAGGTAGGCGAGAAATGGAGCGAGCGCGCCCTGGATCAGGGCGTCGGCGATGAATGCCTGGATCAGCGCGTCGAGCACGTGCTCGTAGATGCCCTTGCGGACGTTGTTCAGGAACTCCTCGGGCGTCTTGGAGTCGCGGAACGCCGCGGCGATGCCACCCTTGACGCCCTCGGGTAGTGCCTCCTTGGTCTCCTTGGCGATGTCGACACCGAAGAGCTTGGCGAGCTTCTGGAAGCCGGGCTGCGCGTACTCGGCCAGGGTGACGAAGTCGTCGCCCATCCGGTCGGCGATCTTCGAGAGGGTCTTTCCCTCGGCGATCGAGATGGTGCCGTCCTCCATCGCCTTGGTGTAGGCCGCCTCCCACTCCTCCTGGTACTTCTTCATCACCGGCGAGAGGATCAGGGCATTGATCATGCCCTCGACCACACCCTTGAACGTCGCCTCGTTGAAGGCCTTCCTGAGATCCTCCTTGGTGCCGCCCCGCCAGAAGTCCTCGATTGCGCCGGAGAGGCCGCCGACGATTCCCTCGGAGGTCGCGTCGCCGAGGTCGACGCCGAAGTCCTTGGCAATGTCCTTGACGATCGGCTTTAGCTCCTTGGCGTCCTGCTTCATCTGGGCGCCGAACTTCTTGGCCTCGGTCGTGATCTCCTGCATCTCCTCGGGCGTGATGACCCCGTCGGCCTTGGCCTTCTTGAACAGCTCGGAGATCTTCTCGACCATCTTCTCGACTTCGGGCGCGAAGATGGCGGCGATCAGCCCGTCGATCAGCCCCTGTCCGGTCGCTTCCGAGATCGCCTCGCTCAGCTCCTGCTCGGTCCCGCCCGCGAAGAAGTCGGCGATCGCCGCGTCGTAGTTGAACGAGACCTTGAACTCCTTCTCCTCGTCTCCCTCCTCGTCCTCCTCGGGCTTGGGCGCGTGCGGCGAGAGCGGCACGGTGTAGCCGTCGCGTGGCCCGCCGGGGGAGCTGGTCCGCGGCGGCGGGCTCGCGACGCCACGACCCGAGGCGCCTCCGCTGGTCCGGCCCGAGCGGCTCGACACGGTCTCAAGACCGAGCATCGATGCCGTCGACTCCAGGTCGCTCTCGCCCCCACCCGCCCTGCGAATGCTCGTCCGCCGCCGGACGATCCCGCCACCGCCACCGCCACCGCCAGTGCTGAAGTCGATGGAGGCGAGGCCGGCGGCGATGCCCTGGAGCGCCGCGGCCAGGGCGCCGCCCGCGTCGGCGATCGCTTGCGCGCCGGCCGCGCCGGCATCCTCGAAGCCCGGCCCGACGCTTTCGAGCCCGGCGGTCAGGGCCGCGGTGATCTGGGCGAGCGGGCTCATGCCCTGGCCGAGCTTCCCGACCGAGTCGGCGATCGACTTGGCCAGCTCCGGGCTGACCTTCAAGAGCTGCTCGAATGCCAGGACGAACGAGTCGGCGTCCTGCGGCGAGATGCCACCGACCCGCGTCAGAGTCTCGCGGAGCTTCTCGGCCGCGCCCGGCTCCATCTCCGCCATGTCGTCCATGGCGTCCTTGATCTTCGCAGCACCCGTCGGGTCGATGTCGCTGATGTCTTCGAGCGTCTCGCGGAAATTCTTTGCCGCGCCGGGGTCGATGCCGGCGAGCGCCTGCGTGATCTGCTCGCCGATGCCGGTCTTGAAGCCCTCGCGCAGCTCTTCGAGCGAGCGCCGGACGTTCTCGCCCGTGCCCGGCTCGATCTGCTCCAGGTCGCCCAAGCCTTCCTTCACGCGGCGGGCGAAGCGCGTCAAGCCCTCGCCGACCTGCTCGATCGTGCGGACGAGCGGCTCGCGCCGGGTCGGCTCCTCGCGCGCGACCGCGATGCCTTCGAGGCCAAGCTCCTCCTTCTCGCGCCGGGCGCGCTCGCGGCGGCGCTCCTCCAGGCGACGCTCCCGCTGGCGCTCCTCTCGGGTCGGGAGATCGCGCTGCTCGCGCTCGCGCTGCTCGTCGCGCTCCTTCCTGCGCTTCTCGGCCGGAGTGAGCGGCGGCCCGAGCCCGGCGTCCCTGCCGATGCCGATCAGGTCCTCAAGGAAGGGCAGGACGAACTCGACCGCCTTGCCACCCTGCTCGACGATGATCGTCGCCAGCTCGCGCAAGCCCTCGCGCTCAGCCGGCGTGATCTCCTTGCCGCCCGGACCCTCCGGTGAGAGAGCGTCCTTCACGGCGATGTCCCAGAAGGCCAGGAATGGTGCCAGGAAGCCCTGCACGACGACCGCGTTGATGAGCGCGTCGGCCATCCCGCCGATGATCGCCTCGGTTAGGCCCGCCTTGATGTCCTCGCCAAGCGTGACGCTGATCTCGCCTAACGGCTTCTTCCCGACGATCCCTTCGGTCAGCGCCTTCGAGATCGGGCCGGAGAGGATGGCGCGCTCTTGCGCCTTGGCGTTCTCGACCGCAGCCGTGATCTCCGCCTGACGCTTGGCCGCCGCGTTGTCGAAGATCTGGTTGATGATCTTGCCGGACTCCTCCGCGCCCTTGGCGAGCTGGAGCCCTTGCAGGTACATCTTCTCGCCGATCGCGGAGAGGTCGGCTGCCTCGGCGGCGTCGACGTAGCCGTCCTCCATCGCCGCCGCGAACGTGACCTCGTACTGGGTCGTCAGCTCGGCCAGGCGCTTGGCCGCCGGTGATTCGGCCAGCCCCTTGAGCGAGGCGTCGATGGCCGCCTGCTTCTGGGCCGCGAGGATCGACTCGGAGGTGAGTGCGCGGGTGACCTCGCCCTCCCGGCCCGGCGCCGCCACTGCCGCTTCGAGGAGACGCGCGTTCATCTGCTCGATCGCTTGCAGATTCTGCTCGGTCTGCTCGGCCATGAGACCGAAGAACTCCTCGACCTTGGTCGGGGCGAGCGCCTCGTCGATCGCCTTGTCGACCTCCTTCCAGGCCGCCACCTGGGCCTTGATCTGCGGGAGATAGGACTGAAGGTTGCCCTTCCCTTCGGCGATCGCGTTGGTGATCTCGGTCGTCCACTCCTGAAGTCCCTCGGGGGTCTTCAGGTCGAAGTCCTCGGCGCGGTCGAGCACGTCGAAGACCGGCTGGAAGGAGGTCGCGATCGCCGTCTTGTCGAAGAGCTGCTTGGTCGACTCTTCGAGGAACTTGGTCTTGATGGGCGCCTTGAGCTGCTCGGTGAGCGCCTGCACCCCGCCCTCGGGCGTCGCCGCCTCGAAGATCTTGGCCCAATTCTCACCGATGAACTGCGCCGAGGCCGCGGCCGACTTGGTGAGCTTCTCGAAGGTCTCCTGATTGACGGTGTAGCCCTGCTTGGCGAGATCCTTCCAGAGTTCCGCGAAGTCGTTGAAGTCGGCCGCGCCCGAGAGGAGCCACTCCTTCTGCGCCTGGTTCAAGCCCTCGAAGGCGAGCTTGCCGTCCTTCTCCAGGGAGAGCAGTGCCTGGAGGCCGAGCTGCGTCCCTTGCGGGAAATCCTGCTCGAAAATCTCGACCAGCCCGGCGGCCGACTCGCCGAGCGCGTTGATGCCCTCGGCCTGCGCCTCGGTGTCGGTTGCCCCGGTAAACTCCTTGGCGGCAAGCGTGACCTGCTCTTGGGCATCGCCGAGCTTGCGGAACGCCTTGTAGACGTCGACGCCCGCCTCGCGGGCCAAGCCGCGGAAGCTCTCCCTCGCGAACTGGAGCGCCTCGTCGACGGTCATCCCCTCTTCGATGCCGCGCGAGAAATACTCCCCGAAAAGCTGGCCCATCTCCAAGCCGATGCGCCCGGCGTCCTCGGGATGCTCGGCGCCCTCGCCGAAGATGATCCCGAAGAGGGCTTGCCCCTGAGCGGAGATCTCGCGGAACGCTTGCTCGCTAAGGCCGCGCTCCAGAGCGACTTGGCGCGAGCGTGCCTTGACCGGGTCCTCGCGCGAGAACGGCCCGAGCACCGCTTGCACCGGACCCTCGGGACCGAAGATCTCCGAGCCGGCGAGGTATCGCTGCGCCTCTCTCCGATACGCCGTCCCGAGCGTCGGGATGCCGAGGAGGCCGAAGCCGATGTCGTTCAAGAAGTCGCGCACTGCGGGGATGAATGCCGCCGGCCCGAGGAACGCCGTCGCCGTCATCGGCAAGAGATTCTCGGAAATGGTCCCCTGAAAGGTACGCTCGCGAAGCGCTTCGCGATTGACGCCCTGGAGCAGGAACTTCCCGAAGATCGACGAGACGGCGCCGACCAGAAGCCCGATGATCCCGCCAGCGCCGCCGCCGAGCCCACCGACGGCGGCGCCGACGATGGTCGACATGATGGTGTTGACGAGCTGGGCGTTCTTCAGGATGGAGCGCTCGACGTTCGCCAGCCGGGCAGGGAGCCCGGTGTCGCTGATCAAGCCGCCGAAGAGCTGCGCGCCCTGGAAGCCGCCGAGCGCGCCCGCAAAGGCGCCGGCCCCCGAGAAGCCGCCGCCGGCAATCGCCTCTCCGGCCGGCGCCGTGCTTGAGCTGCCGCCGACGACGTTGGCGAATTGCCCGGTGCCCGACGTCGAGATGGCCGTCCCGCCCGCGCTGATCACGGTCGTGCCACCGCCGAAGAGACTGCCAAGCCCGAGCTTGTTGGCGGCCCAGCCGAGAATCCCGGTATTGCTGTTCGAGCCGAGCAGCAGACTGAGGAGCCCGGTCTGACCAGAGCCGCCCGTGCTGATGTTGGCGGCGTTGAGGAGCCCGCCACCCCCGGTGACGAGGTTCCCGGTCGAGAGGTCGACGCTCACCCCCGGCAAGAGCACGCCGCCGCCCGGCGTGAGCGTGTTGCCGCCGATCCCGATCCCGCCCCCGCCGCCGCCACCCAAGCCAAAGAGGTTGCCGATCAGGCCGAGCCCCTGGCCGGCGATGTCGAAGACACCCTGGAACGCGCCGCCGAGCGTGCCCTGCGTCGTCTTCCCGAGATCGAAGATGTTCGCCTTGAAGACCTGGTCGAAACCGAGCTTCTCGGTCAGGACCGCCTTGAACATGTCGCGGCCGATCGACTTGCCGAGATTCTTGAACGCCTCGCCGAGGTCCTCGCCCTCGAAGACGACGTCGGCGAGCGTATCGGCGAAGCGCTCGCCGAACTCGATCACCGACTCGTTGACTTGGTCGAACTGCTCGCGGAGGCGCTCGGCCTCGTCGGCCGCGTCGACGATGTTGGTCGCGAGGTCGCGGTTGCCGACGTTGATGGTCTCCTGGTCGATCGCGATCTGCCGGTAGGCCTCCTCGATCGGGATGAGCCCCTGTTGGGCCTGGCGGAGGTAGTTGAGTTCGGCGTTGATCTGCTTGAGGCGCTCCTGACCCGCCTGCTGCTTTTGCAGCTCCCGGACCGCCTTGAGATCCTCCTCTCTCGCGCGGGTCGTCTCCTTGAGCAGCGCGATCTCTTTCTCGTTGGCGCCGAGCTGGACGGCTTGCTGCGCCGCCGCCTGGACCTTCAAGTCGATGAGCCGCTCCTCGACCTCGGCCGAGTCGAGCTTCTGCGCGACGATCTCCTCCCAGACCTGGCGCTCCTGGGCGGCCGCTTCGGCCGAGGTATTGGTCTCCTCGATCAGGCTCTTGATCGCCTCTTGCTGGCGCTCGTAGGCCTGCGTGACCTTCTTCGACTCGGCCTCCTGCTTGGAGAGTTCCTCCTGACTCTTGCCGACCGCGGTCACGAGCTTGCCGTGCTCGGCTGCCGTCTTGGCCGTCACCCCGAGGCTCTTCTGCTGGCTCTCGGCGAGCTTGCCGTCGGCCTCGGCCGCGTCGAGCGTGCCCTGCTTGCGCTTTTCAAGGAGGTCGAGTTGCTCTCGGAGCGCGACGTTCTGCTCGCGTGCCGCCTGCTCGGCATCGACACCGCCGGCCGCCTTCTTCGCCTCCAGCTCGGCCCGGTAGAAGTCGAGCTTGGCCTTCTTGTTGATGTCGGTGGCCTGCTGGGCAGCCTCGGCGGCATTCAACTCGGCCTCGCGCTGCTTGACGAGGACATCGATGTAGCCTTCGGCCGAGACCGGCAGGCTACCGGCCGCGGCGAGCGCCTCCTGCATCGCCGACGTGTAGGCGCGGATGCTGTTGACCGACTGCGCCAGTTCGAGCGCGCCCGCGGCCGCTTGCTGCTCCTGGAGCGAGAGGAACGCCATCCCCGAGCCAAGGCCGCGCACCGCATCCTCGGCGAGGCCAAGGGCGACCGCGAGGACCTTGAGGTTCTCCGATTGACGCAGGTATTCGTCGGTGAGCGCCTTCTCGCCCGCCGTGTCGTGCGCGCGGATGGCGATCTGACGCTTCTGCAAAAGGTCGTCGAGAGCCCTGTTGACCTCGTCGATCGCGGCCTGCGCACCCTTGAGGTCGCCCGCCAGGCCCGCCGCGACACCGCCCGAGATGGTCCGGTCGAGTCCTGCCGACCTTGCGACCGACTCGGCCGCACGCCCGGAGATCTTCTGGCCGATGTCCGCGTCGGCAAGCCGCCGCTCGATGCCCTTGGCGATCTCCGAGCCGAGCGCCGCGCCGATCGCGAAGCCCCCGACCGCGACTGCCGCAACGACGGCCGGGCCGCCGAGCGTGGCCCCGATGGCCGCCCCGAGCGCACCGCCGACCGTGCCGAGTGCCGCCGGGACGCTCGTCAGGAGCGACGTGGCGATCCCGGTCGCGAGCGAGAGGGCGATCCCCGGCGCGGCGGCGGCGATGGCGAGCGTGATCTGACCGACCATGTCGGTCACCGCATCGAGAACGACCGGGATGCCGCCCGAGATGGCGTCGGCGAAGATCTCGCCGAGCGACTCACCCTTGGCCGCGCTCGCAAGCGCATCGCCCAAGCGCTTGCCGATGTCGCCGAAGGCGTCGGCCAGACCCGACTCGGCAATCGCCTTGCGGATCGATTCGAGGAACTCGCTCAAGCCCGGCGCCAGCTCGGCCGCCAACTGCGTCGCGAGCCCCTCGGCCGCCGCCTGGATCGCCGAGAGATTCGTGGCGACGCTCGCGAGATTCTTGATCTGCTCGCCCGAGAGTGCCCGGCCGACCTTCTCGGCCTCGGCGGCGAGCCGGCCTAACCCCTCGCCACCCTCGGCCAAAAACGGCAAGAGCTGGAGCGCGTTGCGCCCGAATAGCTCCATGGCGAGCGCCGTACGCTCGGCCGACGGTCCCATCGCCGCCATCTTGTCGGCGACGAGCTGGAGCAGCTCGGACGACGAGCGCGCCTGGTCGGTTGCGATGCCGAGCTTCTGGAAGACCTCCTGAAAGCGCTCGGAGCCGTCGCGCGCTGCCTCGTAGGCACGAACAAGCTGGCCGACGCCGCGCGAGACGCCCTCGAAGGAGGTCCCCGTGACCTCGGCCGCGAACTTGAGCTTCGACAGCTCCTCGGCGGCGATGCCGGTCGACTGCGCCAGGTCGGCGAGCTGGCGCCCCGACTGGATCTGCTGATTCACCTCGGCGATCGCGTCCTTGACCGCCTTGAAGGAGACGACGACTGCGGCGGCCTTGAGCACCACATTCGTCAGCTCCGAGACGACGCTCTGACCGATGCCGGTCCCGAGCGCGCCGAGATTGCCCGTGGACCGGATGAACTGGAGCTGATCGTAGAGCGTGCTGAGATCGCGCTGGCTCGCGGCCGCCTGCCGGCCGACGCTGGTGATGCCCTCGGCGAGAGTCTCGGTCGCCCGCCCGCCCGCCTGAGCTGCCTCCCCGATCCGCGATGCCTGGTCGCCGAACAGCTCTAGCTGCTGGCCCGAGGCGGCCGCGGCCTGACCCGTTGCCACCAAGCCCTCGCGGGTCTCTTCGAGCTGCTCCGCGATCGCCCCGAAGCCGCCGGCCTGGGCCGCACTGGCGATACCCTGGACGATGCCCTCGAAGGCCCCCGCGAGCGCGGTCGCCGAGGCGGTCGCCTCGGTCAGCGAGGCGGCCAGCGTCCCGGCGCCCTGCTGCGCCTGAGCGAGCGACTCGGCGAGACCCTGGAAGCCCGAGGTCCCGGCAATCGAGTTGCCAACCTCCTGAGCTAGGCCCGCGAGACGGCGGAGCCCGGCCTCCGCGTCCGCGATGTCGAGAGTGATCCTTACCGGGATGTCGGGCACCTACACCTCCGACTCCCGATCGCTCACCAGCTCTTGAGCGCCTGGCGCTGGCGGATGGCCCGGAACATCTCGGCCTCGCTCGGCCCCTCGTCCTCGGCGTCGCGGTTGGCCTCGGCGGCGACCAGCGACACCCATCCCATCACGTCCAGCCAGAGCTTCTTCGGAATGCGGTACATCCGCAGCGCGTGCTTGTGCATTTTTAGATTGAAGTAAAACTTGGTGACGTCGACGGTCGGGCTTTTGGGGTCGTCGGGGAAGAGTCGCTTCTTGTCGTCCCGGCGGTTGAGCGAGCCGGAGTCGAACACCCAGCGGTAGATGCCGTAGGCCCGAGCGTCTTCGCGTGCGAGCGCCCGGAACGGGCACTTCCCGTAGAAGCACACGGCAGCCCCGCCTGCCGATTCCTCGCTCCATTGCTTGCACTCCTGACAGCTCCTCGGGTTGCCCTGCCGATGGACTAGGCGACAGAGCGACCTGATCCGTTTCCCGATTCGGCCTTGCGCTCGTAGACCCGGTTCACCGATTTGCGCATCGCCGTCATCACCGGCTCACGGAAGCGCGCCGGCCAGGCGTTGCGGTACATATGGACGAGCATGTTCGTGTTGAAGCGGATGGTGCGCTTGGGGTCGGCGAGCAGCTCGTCGATGATCCCGCCCGTGTAGTCCTGGTTGTCGTTGCAGGTCTCGTAGAAGTTGGAGAGGTTCAAGCCCTCCCAGTCGATCACGATCCGCTGGAGAAACTCGGCGTCGGCCTCGGCCATCGCCTCGTCGCGGAGCGTGCCTTGGGGAAGCGCCTGCGCCTCGGTGATCTTCTCGATCAGGGAGTCATACGCTCGGACGCCGAGGCGGCGGATCATCAGCTTGAAGGTGATCCCCGTCTTGGAGTCGGTGTTGATCGGAAGCGGATAGAGCGGGTCGTCGGCCGGTGCCGACGTCACGCCCTCGCCGAATAGCTCGACTGCACTGAAGGTCTTCATGCGATCTCACTCCTCCTGTTCTCTATCCCCTCTGTGTGAATGGACCACTTGAGACGCGAAGCGGCGCGCGGTTACGGGTACGCGCGCCGCCCCTCGCCTCCGAACGAGCGCGCGACGCAAGGCCTTGTCCTGCCGGGAGGGGCCTCGGGCCGCATGGCGCTCGGGAGTTTCTAGGCCTTGTCGAGCGCGTCGAAGTCCAAGAAGAACTCGTTCTGCGCCGTCGCGTTCTGGAGGTTGAACTGGAGCTGATAGAGGAGCCGGTCGCCGGCGACCGACTTGGTGATGGTCCGCATCTGCGGATGGGTCACCGTGAAGGTGATCAGGTCGTAGGCGTCGGGCGTCTCCAAGGACTTGACCGTGAACGAGATGGTCTCGGTGACGTCGCCCGCGATGAGGCGCTTGAACGGGTCGTAGTTGTCGAGATTCTTCTCGGCCTCGATGGTGACCGAGAAGGTCGGCGCCCGGACACCCATCTCGACGCCCGCCAAGCCGTTCTCGGAGGTGGTCTGGGCGAAGTCGGGCCGGTCGTCGATCGTCCAGCCGGAGTTTAGCTCGAAGGTCCGGGCGAAGAGGTTCGGCTCCAGGTAGTCGCCGTCGACATGGTCCTCGAACTTCATGCCGGTCTTCATCAACCGGACGGCGCGGTTGGCCGGGAGGGTCGGGGTCGGCGGTGTGGCGTCGGAGACGATCTCGCGCACCTGGCCGGTGATGTCGAAGGCGAGCCGGATCGACTTGCCGGCGTCGCCCGAGATCCGGCAGTTGGCAAGCGCGCCCGCCAGAATCTGGCGGACCTCCTCGTTGTAGACGCCGACCCGGCCCGACTCGTAGTCCTTGTCGCGGAACTTGTAGCGGTGCCGCGTCCGGGCGGGCGGCCCGACGATCGCCGACGGCGCCACCGCCTCCATGCCCGCCATGCGAAGGAGCGTGTCGAAGTAGGGCTTCAGCCCCGGCCCGGTCGCCGCCGGCTGGCCGCCGCCCTGGAGCAAGACCTCGACCGACGACCGCCCGCGCGTGATCCCCGGAACCTGGCGCTGCGGCGTCTTGGTCCCGGTCAGCGGCTGGACGTCGTCGAACTCCTGCTCGACCGTGTAGGCCGCGGCCGGGTCGCCGTAGACCAGCATCGCCTCGGTCCCGACCGGGAACGTCCCCGGCGTCGCCTCGGCATAGACGGTCTCCATCTCCGCATAGATCGAAGTTATACGAGCCGGCATCGCGTCCTCCTCGCGGCGCCCGGAGGGATGTCCGGGCCGTGTGCGACGAGGCTCGCGCAGTGCGGCAGGGTTACTAAACCAGCGAGATGGAGGCGGTGAAGTAGGACACGATGGGCCGGCGTGATACGAGAGACGTGGATGCCGACCCTACGGTGCGAGAACTGCGGAGCACCTTTCCGGGTGAAGCCATCCGCCGTCGCCGCGGCCCGATTCTGCTCGCGGCGATGCAGAGCGAAGGCGCGGGGGGTCGAGCACCTCGCCGCGATGAAGCGCGGCCAGCCGGCGCTCAACGCCGCTGGGCTAACGAAGCGCTGTGCCCGGTGCGGCCGTGAGTTTCCGGTCCCGCCGAGCAAATTCGAGGCGAGGCGGCATTGCAGCAAGGAGTGCTACGACATCGCCCAACGGGTTCGACCCTGGATGAAGGCGTGCCCCCAATGTGGCCGCGACTTCACGCCCGCACACGGCACCCAGCTCTACTGCGATCGGCGTTGCTACCACGACGCTGACCGGGCACCAGCTCGGCCACCCTACCTCCGGGTCGGAGTCGACGGGCGACTCGCGCTGGTACACCGCCACCTCATGGAGCAGCACCTCGGCCGGCGGCTAGCCCGGTCCGAGCACGTGCATCACATCAACGGCAACACGCGCGACAACCGCCTGGAGAACCTGCGGGTCCTCTCGGCATCCGAGCACATGCGCCTGAGTAAGCAGGAGAACGCCCGGCGCCGCCGCGCCGCTATTTCCCTTGCTTCTCCTTCTTAGCCCTACGAGCGGTATCCAGGGCGGCCGCGACGGCCTGCTTGGTGGGGTAACCCTCCTTGCGCATCTTGCTGATGTTCTCGGACACGGTCTTCTGACTCGATCCCTTCTTGAGCGGCATGTCTCCCCCTCAGATCCCCCTCGGATCGTCTACATCCCTGTCGATTTCGCATCTCAGCCCAAGATAACCGTCCACGACCCCATCCGGCGCAAGCCCGAGGTTCACTGCCGACCCGGTCTCGAACGAGTCGATCACGACCTCCTCGTCGCCGTAGCCGTCGGCGCGCGGCGCCAGGAACGTGTAGCCCCGGCCAATCGCCCGCTGGAGGTCGCCGAGAATGTCGGTCGCGACCCGGACCTTGTCGTCGCCGCGCGCCTGGTAGGGCACGTTGAAGTTCAAGACGATGTGGATCTTGTCGCGGATACGGCTGCCCGAGTAGGCCGGCGTCTCGTCGGCCGAGAAGTAGATCTTCACGTTCGGCATCGGCAGGGTCTCGGGCGCGTCGACCGCGGCGACGATGCGCGCGCGCGGGACCGTCACGTGATAGCCGTCTACCCCCGAGACGAGCTTCTCGGCGAGCCGGTCCTTCATCGCCTCGATGGCGCGGTGGCGGATCGTGCCGTTGAAGTCGAGCGCCATCGCCCCACCTCACTCCGCCGCGTCGAAGGCGCCCTGCATCGCGCCCGAGAAGACCGCGACGCCCTCGTCCATCTTCTGCTGGATGACCCAATTCAAGTACCCGTGGCCGGCGTGCGGCGGGTGATAGACCTGGCCCTTGAGCGCCGCGACCGGGCCGCCCAAGGTCTTCGAGCCGGGGTCGTAGGCGAGCGCCACGCCGCCGCCCGAGCGACCCATCAGCTTGACGGTCGGGCCGAAGCCGCCGCCGCCACCCTTGGCGAACGGAATCCACAGCAGCGGGCCGACCTGAGCGCGCGCCGAATGGACGTAGGGGAACCAGTTCTTGGCGCGAATCCAGCCGCCGAACTCGGCGATCCGCCACCATGGAGGGAGCGGCTCGTGGACCGGGCCGATGATCACCGACAGCTCCTCCCTAAACCAGCCGATCGACGCTTTCAGGCGCTGGCCCGGCGCCTCGGCCTTGACCTCCTCGGCGAAGAAGGCGGCCATCGCTTCGAGGCCGGCGATCGCGCCCGAGCGAAGGATCGCGGCGAGCTGCTCGCCGACGTTGGGCGTCCCGTTCGCCATCAGGAGAGCCTGCGGTGGCGGTCGAAGCACTCCTGCACCTCGGGCAGGAGGAACGACTGGCGCATGACGAAGTTGGTCGACGCGCCGGGCTGCGCGCCCGAGGTGTACGAGGTCACGCCGAGCCGGTGCTCGTTTTGGAGGATGAAGCCGACCTGAAGCGCGGCCATCTGGCGGAGGTCGCGCGGCAGGCCGCCGGTCGCGACCGCCATGCCGCCGGTGTACTCGACGTAGACGTGGCAGCCCTGCCAGCCGGGGAACGAGAGCCGTCCGGTCTGGGCGTCGATGTCGGCGTCCGCCGGAAGGCCAGCGGGAAGCGCCTCCCAGTCGGGGTCGGTCGGGTCGCCCTCGGCCGCGGCGAAGCCGAAGGAGAGCACCTCGTCGATCGGGTAGCGCCTGAGCCTCACCGTCCGCCGGCCGCCCGAGCGGGCGCCGCCGGTCGAGAGCGGGATCACCTCGCGCTCGGGCGCCGAGGCATCGAGCTTCAGGATCTTCCTGGACGCGTACTCCTCGAAGAACTCGGTCACCGCCGCGATCCAGACCGGCGCGCGCGAGTCGAAGGTCTCCGACCAGGCCGTGAAGATGGCCTTCACGTCGGAGGTCGTGCAGATCATCGGCCGGCGCCAGAGGAGGAGGCGGTGCTCGGCGATCGCCTCTTGCGGGACGGTCGTCCCCGCCATGGTGTGGCGCACCCGGAAGATGGCCGAGAACTCGCCGATGTCGGCCCGCGGGTCGGCGACTGTCGTATCGGCCGACGAGAAGTCCCAGGCGATCGCGCCGTCGGGCGAGCCGATGGTCACGCCATGGTCGCCCGGAACGAACACCCCGGCCTCGGCGAACTTCCACATGTTGGCCGTCAGCGGGTCGGATGGGTCGCGGCCGTTGACGATCTCGCCGGTCGACTCGTCGCGCAGCTCGATGGTCCCGAGGAGGATATTGGCAAGCGGCACGGGCGCCCGGTTTCGATCCTCGATCACCCCGGACCAGAAGCCCGACTGCCCCTCGCGATAGACGGCGAGCGTGTCCAGCATTGCGGGCGAGCGTGCCCGCGCCCGCGAGGGTTTCTTAGCGCTGGAGCGCGGGCGCGGTCCGGAGCACCTCCAAGGCGTGATCCATCTTGGCTTCGAGTCGGCCGATCGCCCGCGCGTTGTCGTCGCCCCGCTCGTAGATCGTCGTGATGACCGCCTGGAAGTCACGGTCGCGCTGCTGGAGCCCGCCGGTCGCCCAGATGACCGCGCCGCCGAAGATGAACATCGCCGTGAACGCCGCGGCGTCGATCAGCCGGTGGAGCCGGTAGCTCCGCTCCAGCCGGTCGATCCGCTCCTCCAGGGTCTCGGGCATCTCACGGCGCCCTCTTCATCTGATCGACCTCGGAGCGGAGTGCGGCGACGTCGGCCATCGCCTTGGAGAGGTTCCGACCCATCTCGATCGTCTCGTCCGAGCCCTCGCCCTGGCGAAGCCTGACCCCGAGGATCGCGAGCGCGAGCACGAAGATCGCCAGGATACCGACCACCCGCATCGCCCTGACCGTCGCTTCGAGGGCGCCGAGCCGATCGGTCCCGTTGCTGTCGCCGTTGCCGTTCTCGGCCATCTTCGTCCCCCCTTCAAGGCGCGATCGTCGCCGGGTCGGCGGTGCAGTCGGCCGGGAGCGTGCAGCTCCCACAGTCGGTCGTCCGCCGCCCGGTGCCGGTGAAGGTCGTGCCGCTACAGGTGCAGGCGGAGTTGTCGACCCCGCACGAGCAGATCTTGCAGAGCGCGGTGTCGGCGAGGACCGCCGCCTCCCAGCCACAGTCGTCGAAGTTGCCGGCCGCGGTCGAGCCGTGGCCGCCGGTCCCGATCCCGAACTTGGTCGCCGAGGCGTCGCTCAGGGTTGCGCTGGTCGCCGCGGTGGCGACGTTGAGGGTCGACGACCCGGTCCACCTGTTCAGGCGCATGGTCGTCGCGCCCGAGGCACTCCGCCCGCGCCAGGCAATGAAACTCCAGCCGGTCGGCGTGGCCGACCAGATGTTCGCGATGGCCGGCGTCACCGCGTTCTCGCTCCCACCGAGGTCCTCGGCGCCGGTGTTGACCAGGAGATAGAGATCGTAGCCCGCTCCCGTCTGCCACTTGCCCACGAGGGTCGAGTTCGAGGCAACCGAGGACAGGTTGACCCAACACCAGACCGTCAGGTTGTCCGAGGCCGGGGAAGCCAGATCGGTCGTGGCCGGAGCTTGGAGAGCTTGCGTGCTCGTGAACTGAACCGACTGAGCACCCGCGATGAACGTCGACGTGGAGTAAGTCGGGCTCCCTACGTTGACGAGGTCGACCGCCGTCGCGCCCGTGCAGGCATCGTTCGCATTGCCCTCCATGGGCCAGCAGTGGTCGATGAGCGTGGCCCAGTTCCCCGGAGGCGTCGGGGTCGGGGTCGGGGTTGGGCTGGGCGTCGGGGTTGGGGTCGGGCTAGGCGATGGAGTCGGCGTCGGCCCCTCGTCGGCGATCAGGACCGTCGAGTCGGAGCACTCGGCGCCGCGCGCGATGACCGCCAGCGCGAGCAGCGCGAGCAGCGCGAGCGAGATCGCGAGCCCCCTCAATTCAGGTCCTCGGGTAGGCGGGCGATCCGGTTCGAGTAGCGGGCCAGCTCCTCGTCGGTCAGGTGCTCTTCGAGGCGCCGCCCGCAGATGAGGCACGCCGAGACGACGGTCCGGCCGTCCCTTTCGCCGAGCTTCTCGAACTCGCCTGGGCATTCCCTTCGCATCGATCGACCTCGCGCGGCCGGCCTGACCGCCGAGTCGGTCAGCCGTCGTACTGAGCGCATACCAGCACGTCGCAGGTTGCGGTCGGTGAGTTCGTCACCTTCAGGTAGACGACCTCGCGGGCCTGGACCTGCCGTGCCGACGTGAACGCGAGCCAGGTGGCCGAGGTGCCGCTGTCGCAGACGAGCGAGCCGCCCGAGCCGATCTGGTTCGCGCTCTGATCCTCCAGGCGGACGTGCGGCACGGTCCCGCAAGTGTCGAAGTGGTTGCACTTGAGCGCCCATACCTCGGCCCCGGTGTCGGGCGCCGCCCAGAAGGGCCGGAGTGTGGAGCTGGAGACGTTGTCGACGGCGACGCACATCATGCGCGGCAGGTCGTGCCAAACGCCCATCGCGGTGTCCCAGTTCTCGACGTAGGCGCCGGCCGTCCGAGTCCAGCCGTTCCCGCCAATGGTGATGTTGCCGTACTTCGACGGCAGCGCCGGGTCGAAGGTGATGAGGGTCTGGGTCGAGGCCGAGTCGGTGAACTGGTTGCCGCTGATCGTGACGCTGCCGATCGCCGCCGATTCCGACGTGAGCCCGGCGCCGTCCATGTCGATGAAGTCGCCGGTCGACGAGACGCAGTTGAAGAACGTGTTGCCGGTGATCGCGACATTGCCCGTGTAGCCGGAATCGGCAACGCAGCGGGTCGCGCCACCGCAGTCGGCCACCTCGGTCGCAACCGTGCAGAACTTGCGGACGTTGGCGCCCGACGAGGTGTCGCAGTGCATGCCCCGGTCGGCGAAGGCAAGGCAGCGCGGCGCCCCGGAGGTATGGAAGAAGTTGCCCGAGATGGTCCCGTGGTTTGCAATGGCACCGTAGGTCCGGTTGTCACCGTACCAGACGAGCGCGCTCATGGCGGCATTACCCCAGGCGATCCGGTTGCCCGTCAGAGTCCACCCGGTCCCCATCACGACCGCGGTTACGTACTGGGCGAACATCGTGTTGTCGTTGATCACGATATTGATCAGCGCATCGTATTCGGTGCCCGTCTGGGTCGGGGCGATCGCGTATTGTCCGCGCATGAAGACGCAGCTCGTGATCATCGAGGTGTTGTTCGCCCCGGCGCTGCCGACCTTGATGTGGTAGCGGTCGGTACCTTCGGTCGCGTTCGAGACGTCCCCGTAGCAGCCGGTGATGTTGTTGTGGTTGCCCGAGAGAGCGATCCCGGTCGCGCTCGCGCCGGTCAGGTCCCAGTAGTTGCCCGAGTGGGTGATGTTGCCCCGCCCGCGGAGATCGAAGCCGATCGCGCTGGCGCCACTGACCGCGACGTGGTTGGCGATGACCTGCACCGAGTCGGCCTCGACGTCGATGCCGATGCTCGTGGCGAGGCTCGCGCTGACGACGTTGGTCACGACGCGAGCGCCGTCAGCGTCGGCCTTGATGCCGATCGCGCTGCCGGAGACGGCGTTATCCTTGACGACCCCGCCCGATTCGATGCCGACCGTGTCGCAGTTGATGACGCTATTGTCGCGGACGTAGATCGTGCCGATGATCACACTGACCGAGATCCCGGTCTCGGTCGGCGTCCCCGAGCCGGAGCACGCGATATCGTTGTCGTCGACGAGCTGGATACCGAGCGTGTCGGAGATGTCGACCAGTTTGAAGGTGCCCGCGGTCGCCGCCCCGGTGATCTTGTTGCCGCGGAAGTGGCTACTCTCGCCGCCCGAGGCGACCTTCATCGCCGAGGTCGCCTTGCCATTCATGTCGAAGGTGCAGCCGACGATGCGGACCAGGGTCTTGGAGGTGCCGACGAAGAGGCCCGCGGTGTAGGAGGCGCCGGTCGCCTTGAAGCCGCCACCGCGGGCGCAGACGACGCTGACCTTCGACTCCATCTGGACGTCCGAGGCGATCGCGCACGTCTTCCCGGCCGGGACGAGGATCGCGCCGCCCACCGCCGTCAGGTCGTCGAAGGCGGTGTTGAAAGCCGCCGAGTCGTCGGTCGCCCCGTCGCAGACCGCGCCCCACGTCCGGATGTCCCGGCCTGCTGGCATCGAGTAGGGCATGGCATTGCCCGATAGGTCCCCCTGGTAGATGTCGCCCGGCCCGACACCGTCGAACTCGGCCTGTGTCAGGACGTCGGCCGGCGTGTAGCTCGGCCCGAGCCAGACCTCGCCCGCGGCGAGGGCGCCCAGGCCGACCGCGCTCGGCAGGCAGGTCTGTCCCGACCCGCACCAGGTGTCGGCGTCGGCTGGGCAGTCGCTGCCGTCGGCCTTGCAGATGGTCGCATCGACGTCGGCCGAGGAGAGCGAGCCGTCTTGGACCGAGGTGCCGTCGACCGTGTCGGCCGGGAGGGTCGCCTTGCAGCCGACGACCGTGTCGCCCACGTCCTGGGCCAGGACGGCGGGCGGCGTGCAGGCCAGCTCGATTGCCGAGCCGGGGTTTGGCGAGCGCTTGAAGAGCGGCCCGAACTCGGTCGCCCATGCGGGCGCGGCCAGCGTCAGAGCCAGCGCCGCGAGGAGCCGTCGCCGACCGCAGGTCCGCATCGGCTCACCCGGTGATCTGCGCGGTGCAGTTGAGATAGCCGTCGACCATGGCCGAGGCGCCGGCCGTCACCTCCATGGAGATGCAGTTGTTCGACCCGAGCGTCTTCGGGGCGTTGGTGCCTGCTCCAACAGAGAAGGCGGTCGTCGCGATCGCCGAGGTCGAGCCGTCACAGGTGAGCGCCCCCGAGCACGCCCCGGTGCAGACCTTGGCCGTCGACGTCGCCGTCTGGCCGATGGTCATCAGGCAGTCGAGGTTATTGATCGTCCCCGAGCGGACCGGCGTCCGGCACTTCGCCTCGGTGTCGCAGATCCGCCCGCCAGGGGCGACGTAGAACTTCCCACCCGCGGTGAGGTTGGTCGTGGATAAGTCGGCCGTGAACGAGACTACCGAGGGATAGGGCGACGGCGGCGCTACCCCGGCGGCGATCCAGTCGAGGTCGCAGCCGGCTTGCGCGCCCGTCGAGGAGAGCACCTCACCGGCGGCTCCCTTCGGGAGGCGGACGATGTTGGTCCCGTCGTAGCAGAAGAGATCGCCGTCGACGGCGGTCGCGGTGTCGAAGAGGGCATTCAAGCTCGCCTGCCTCGACGTCTGTCCGGTGCCGCCCAAGGTGAACGGAATGGGCGACGTGATCCCGATCGTGTCGACGTCGACCCGACCGAGCGGCGACTGGAGGTCTTGAGCGCGCGCCGGGGCGGGCGCGAGCAAGAGGACCGACGAGAAGGAGAGCGCGGCGACAACCGCGCCCGATGGCCTGGTCGTCGCCCACACCCGAAGTCCCTGGAGGACCTGCGGTCGGCAATGCTCATTCATGGGCCTGGCTCCTCGGGCTCGGTCGGCGCGAACACGATCGAGCCCCGGTGATACGCCTCGGCGGCGCCCGCGTTCTGGACCCGGACGGCGAAGAGCCCGCCCTCGGGCCAGTCGACCGGGAACTTCGAGACCCCGGTCTTGACGGCGCCCGTGATCGTGAAGGCACAGCTCGTCGGCGCGCCGTCCTGGAAGACCGTGTAGGTGACCACCCCGGCGCCGGGCTCAGCCGACGAGTGCATGTGGAGTTCGAGGAGCGTGCCCGAGGCCAAGGCGCCCTCGGCCTCGGCGCGGGCCGCGCGCATGCCGCCTGGGCCGATGTAGACCTCCTCGCCAGGGCGGAGCGTCTGCGGCGTGCCGATCATGTAGAGCTGCCTCGTGCCGGCGCCGAGAGGCGGCGGGACGGCGACGATCGGCTCCTCGACGTCGATGATCGAGGCGTAGCTCGGGCGGTCGCGCGAGTAGAGGAACGACCGGGCCGTCGCCACGATCGCGGGCGCGCCCCCGTCGAGAGCGACGATGGAGGGTACCACGATGCTCCCGGCGATTTGGGACACGCCCGCGACCAGCTCGGCGACCTCTGACCCGCCGCCGCCGACCGTCCGAATCGCGCCGGTCCGGATGTTCGACACATGCCCGCGTTTCTCGCGCGCGCGTGCGCGCGAATGTCGCCCCGCCCGTCGTCTCGTTTCGAGCGGAGCGACACTCGCGCGCATGACCCGACGCGCGCCGCCAGTCGGTTACGCCGCCATCAGCCCCTTGGCGATCGCGGTCGGCTGCGGGAAGAGGAACCCGATGCGCTGCGCCACCCGGATGCCCATCGAGCCCGAGGTCCAGAAGGGCAGCGGCGAGAAGTCGACCGTGACGCCCCGGCGGATTCCCATCCAGCAGCGGTCGGCCGCCACGATCACGATCCACGGCTCGGTCGCCGTATCGCCGTCGGGGAGATGCTTGGTGCAGTAGATCGGCTTGCCGAGCAGGTAGCCCGGAGCGCCCTTGAGCGGGTCGGGCGGGCCGCCGCCGCCAAACGGCTGCTGCACGCTGGAGTTGAAGTTGTGCAGATAGATGGGCGTCGAGGTCTCGGCCTGGAGGCCCATGATCTTGGTGGTGAAGGCCTTGGTATTGACGATGAAGATCGTCTTCTCGCCGAAGATCGTCACGTCCTCGACCTTCGACATGAGCGAGAGCAGCTCGGTCACCGCCGGGATGCCGCCGTTGGTCGTGAGCGAGCCGACGTCGCCCGAGCCGATGCCGGCGGTGTTGACGACGCCGTTGAACGGGTCGTTCGCCGAGGCGTTGCCAACCAAGGCGACCCTGGTCTCCTCGGAGGCCATCGCCTCCAGGTAGATGCGCCCGAGCACGGTCATCAGCGGCTCGTTGGAGACCGCGTCCTCCAGGTACTCGCCCGAGATCTTGTCGACCGCCATGACCGTCTTGGCGTTGAGCGTCGGCGCCGTCAGGCGGATGCCCTGCTCGGGGAAGCCCAGCTCGGTCGGCCCGGCGGGCGCCGCGGTCGGCTTGGGCGGGTTCGTCCCGGCCACCAGCGGCGTGGTCGCCCACGGCGACTTGCCCTCATCGGGCCAGAAGATGAGCGGCCCCGAGGTCTTGACCGGGAAGTCGATCGAGCGGTTCTCCATCTGGAGCTTGTTGAAGGTGAGGCGCGGGAGCGAGGCCTCCTCCATGAAGCGGATGATCTCGGGGAGGACGAGCTTCGGGATCTGGGCGCCGCCACCCGCGGCGGTCGAGCCCGACATGTCGGCCTCGTAGCGGTCGCGGTCGACCGGCTGGCCCTTGTGGACCAGATAGGCCGCGTGGCAGGTGCGGCCGACCTCGGCCAGCGCCTTGTCGCGCGCCTCGCCCCAGCCGGCGGCGGTGAACTTCTGGCCCGCCTCCTTCTGGTCGTCGATGGCCCGCAGCGCGACCTTGACGAGCGAGAAGGCGTCTTCGAGCGAGGTGATCCGGCCGTCATGGAGGGTTGCGCGCTCGCGCTCCTCGGTGACGAAGGTGCCGATCATCGACTCGATCTTCTCGACGAAGTCGAGCCCCTCGTGGACGTTCTGCCCGCCGGCAGTATTCTCGTCGGTCTTGATGTGACCGGCGTTTGCGTTCGACATCGGGGGATTCCTTTCCTTCGGACGCGGCTCTACTTGACGGCCGCACCCGCCCCGGTCGCCTCGCCCCCCTGCGGAGCGTCCGGCGCCTTCTGCGCCCTCCGCGATGCGAGTAGATCCTGGAGCCGGTCGTGAGCGGCCTTGTAGGCCGCGGCCTTGGGAGCGGGAGCGACGACCCTCTGCGCGTCCGGCTTCTCGACGGGCGCCGCTCCGTTTGGCCGAGCGCGACGCGCCGCCGTCAGTAGCTCGCCAAGGCGCGCGGCTGCGCGCTCCAGGTCGCGGACGGCTTCGCCCTCGGGCGTCTTCTTCTTGCGCTTCTCGGTGTCCTCGGCGTCGGCGCCCTCGTCCTCGGGCATCTCGCCCTCGGGCGCCTCGTCGCCGTTCTCTTCCTCGTCGTCCTCCTCCTCGTCGTCGGGGCCGCGGCCGAGCGCCGCGCGCGTGCGGGCGCGGATGCCGCTCTTCTTGGGCGCCGCCGCCTTTGCCTCACCGCCGTCCTCGGCAATCAGGCGGTCCAGGTCGGCGGCCAGCTCGCGCGAGAGGAGTGCCGCGGTCCGGAGGCTCGCCCGGATCTCCTCGGGCGTGAGCGCTTGGCCGCGGTCGTAGAGGAGCGCCCCGGCGAGACTCCTGACGGTCGCCGCCGCGCGCATGAACGCCGCCCGGTCGGCCGGGTTCGGCGCGACCGCGAGGTAGCGCTCCAGGTTGTAGGGCGCGGCGCTATCGACGGGCACCGCCGCGGGCACCGCCGCCGCGGGCACCGTCGCCGGGCGCTTCGCCTGCTCGCGCTCGGGCGAGCCCACCGCGCGCGCGCGCAGGTAAGCCGTCACGCCGTTGTCGAGCGACTCCTCGATTGTCGGGCCGACGAGCTGGCCGTCGCGCTTGGGATGGAACGTAAAGCCGGCGCGCAGCTCGTGGAGCCCGGCCGGCTTGACCTCGGCGAAGCCGTTCTGGTGGAGCCAGGCCGACGCGCTCTCGCGGTCGGGGAACTCCGAGCGCGCCAGGAAGATGCGCTGTGTGCCCAGCCGCGAGCGCACCCGCGGCGCTGCGTCGCCCGCCCGCGTAGGTGAGAGGATAGGCCCGCCGTCCGCGGACTCTTCGCCCGCCCCGCCAGGCGCGCTCGCGACCGTCCGCGCCGGCCTCTCGGCGGTCTCCGACTCCGCCGGCTGCGCAATCGAGCGAAGCGTGCCGTCGGCCTGGCCGACGAGCCGCTCCGGCTGGAAGGAGACCCACCCACCCAGGCCGGCCATAGCTGCTCCTTGGAGGCGCTCCTCGGCGCCGGTTCCGGCGATCTCGTAGGGGCGAACGACGCCGACGTAGCGACCGATGAGCGTCGCCTCGTCCGCCGAGATGACCGCGGCCGAGGCGGCGCGCTTGATCAGCTCCTCGGGGCCGACGACATCGACCCGGCCGGCGTGCTGGTTTGCCGGGATCAAGACGACCGACTGCTCGACCATGCGCGAGCGGCCGAAATACTTGCCGACCATGCCCGACTGATGGCGGATCGCCTTGGGTTGCATCGCCTCGTGAGCCGTCCACGAGATCGAGGTCTTGTTGATGATCCCGTGCTCGGGGAGGGCCATGCGGTAGACCGAGTCGGCGAGGTGCCAGGCATCCGAGCCGGTCGAGACCTGCTCGGGCGAGCAGAAGCGCGCGCGGCACATGACACCGGGCGTAGAGTCGGGAAGGCGAGTCGCCCGGCGCGCCACCCACTTGCCGAGCGGCAGCGCCCGCCAGTCGCGCTCGCCCCCCTCGTGGCCGAGGAGGAGGAGCGGGTTGGAGGCGTAGTCGCGCCAGTCGATCCCGTCCGAGATGACGACGTTGCCGTTGTGGTGGGCATGGTCCGACGTCGTGACGAAGGTCAGCTCGCGACGCGTGCGGTCGACGAAGTCGTCGCCCCCGAGCGCACCGCCGAAACCCATCGCCGCCGAATAGGTCTCCATGACGCGGGCGAGCTTCGGGGAGGCGCGTCAGGTTACTAAGCGCGCTCGACGCTTGCGCCGGATCGTGCGTGCGCGGATAAGTGCGCATGCCGCGCTATCTCGCCGTGATCGACGGCGCCGCGCCGAGCTACACGGTCACATTCCCCGACCTCGCCGGCTTGACGGCGAGCGGTCGCACGACCGACGAGGCGATCGACAATGCGGTCGGCGTGCTCGCGACCTACGCGCGCGAGCAGCGCGCGATGGCCGGCATGCCGGCGCCGCACGACTTGACCGAGCTACGCCGCCGCCGCGATGTCCGCTTGGCACTCGGGAAGGGGGCCGTCCTGGCGCTCGTGCCACTCGTCATGGAGACCGGGCGCTCGACGCACGCGAACCTGTCGATCGACGACGGGCTCTTGCGCGCGATCGACGAGGAGGCGCGCCGCCTCGGCGTGACGCGCTCGGCGTTCGTCGCCGCCGCGACACGCGAGAAGATCGCGCGGACCTAGTGCTCGCGGAACCTCACTCGCCCTCCGGAGCGATCACGCAATCCGGGCAGAAGCGGTCGTGGTACTGGAGGAGGAGATGGCGGAGCATCTGCATGGGCTCGCGTCCGGTAAGCCAGGTGTCTTCCTCGGAGAGCCCGATCGTCGACTCGGCGACGGCGATCGCCGCGTCGCGGATCTCGCGCAGCAGCTCGACCTCACGCTCATCTGTCGCCATCGCTCTTTCCCTCCAGGTGCGCGCGGACCGCGCGCGCGAGCGGCGACGGCGCGACCTCGGCCGGCGTTGCCGGTTGTTCGTCCTCACCCTGAGTCGAAGCATCGCGCAATGCGAGCGGCATCTTTCTCGCGTTCGCTTTCCTGAAACGGCGCCCGCCCTCGGCGAGGATCTGCCCGAACTCGGCGGCGCCCGTCTCCGGGTTGCGGAACAGGCGGTCGGTCATCGCCGCCGAGACCTCGACCGAGATCTCGGTGCCCCACGGGGTCTCGGTTGCGCGCCATGAGATATCGCCCGACTTGCGATCCCAGTGGACCTCGCCGCGGCCGTCCATCGCCGCGGCCAGCTCGGCATGGACGATCGCCAGGGCTTTGGTGACCCGCAGGAACTCGGCCGGGTCGCCGCCGACATCCGGATGAGTCTCCTTGGCGCGCTGGCGGAAGGCCTTCGCCGCCGCCCGCGCGTTTGTCGGGAGCGTGACCCCGAGAATGTCGAGGGCCTCGGCTAGATTCAGATGATTCCTCGCTTTTCCCGCCGCCGAGCCCGCGCACGTTCGTTGTAGTGCGCGCGGGTTTCGGCACGCCAGACACGCTGAGCCTCCCTATACCGAGCACGGTTCCTCGGATCTGCCTTGTACGCTGCCTCTTGAGCCCGGCGACAGGGGAGGCATCGCCGCAACCCTTCACCGTCGATCCCGAACGGGCCTCCGCATTTCGGACAGCATGTCCTCTGCGCGAACCGCGCAGGGGAGCCGACGCCGCGGAGGATGTTCTCACGACGCGTGACTGGCTCCAGATGAAGTGGGTTCAAACATCCTCGGTTCCGGCAGAGATGATCCAACTCCAGCCCAGATGGAATCTCACCGATGAAGGTCCGGTAGGACCACCGATGGACGACAATCTGCTTCCCATCCACGTACACGACTCCGTAGCCCTGCGAGTTTCTGCCGTAAGGCCAGAGCCAGCACTCGTTGTCGAGCGGTCGCGCCGCGACGTTGGAGAGAAACCGTGCGATGTCCCCGCGCCGTGCCCTCATCGGAACGAGCACCAGGGTCATGCCACCCGAACCACCGCGGCGCGGCCGTCGAAGATCGCGTCGGCGTAGCCGCAAATTTGATCATGCCACCAGACGCGCTCAAGCCAGGCGTTAGGAATGGCCGACCGGCCGTAGAACGCCCCGGCGATCTGGCCGGTGACCGCGCCGGTCGAGTCGGCGTCGTCGCCGAGATTCACGACGTCCAAGATCGCCTCCTCGAAGGAATCCGTTCTGGCGAACGCCCAGAGCGCGGCTTCGAGCGTCGTCACGGCCCAGCCCAAGCCCGAGACCTCGGGCTCCGCCTTCTTGCGGTACTCGCCGCGGACGATCCCGTGGAGGGTCGCCGGGTACTCGCGAAGGTGCTTCTCGGCCTGAAGGAGGACCTCGTCCTTCGGAGCGCCGAGGAGCGCCGCGCGCATGACGAGCCCGAGGATCTCGCACGCGGCGACCGGGACCGCGGCCGAGTGCGTCGTCTTCGAGCTGGCTCGCGCCAGGCGGCGGGTCGTATGCCGGTCGGGGAAGGCCCAGAGGACGGCGGGTGCCAGGCGCATGATCGAGCCGTTCCCCTCGCCGCGGCCGTCCTTGGGCTTGGCCGCCTCGATCTGCCCGGTGCGCCCGAAGGCTTCGAGCGCCGGCCGGACGGTGCCGCCGATGTCGAAGCACTCGCCCGTCGAGGAAAGATAGCCCTGGCGATACCACCGGCAGTACCGTTCGAGCTGGTCACGTGCATCGAAGCCACCCTGCTCGATCAAGCTCTCGGCCATGCAGAGCGCCATGGACGTGTCGTCGGTCCACTGGCCCGGCTCCAGGTCGAAGCACCCGCCGCCGACCATGTCGGAGACGGGCTCGAACTCGCCGCGCGACTCGAACTCGACCGCCGTCCCGACGGCGTCGCCGCAGGCCAATCCGAGGAGCGCGCCCCTGAAACGGTCGCGGAGCTGGTCAGTCTTCGAGGTCGTCGCCATGGACGCTCCGGGCCTCTTCGAGGGTCCGGTGAGCGTGGCGAAGAGCCCACTCCCAGCCGTGCGTTGCGGCGACCAGCGCCAGGACCTTCTGCTCGCCGGGCGTGTACTGCGCGGCCTCGGGCGGCACGTCTTGCCTTACATCGGGTATACTCATCGCGCTATGTCTAACATAGCTCGCCTTCTCGCGCGAGTCGGCCTTCGCCTGATCCCAGGCGGCGCCCGAGTAGTAGCGCTCGGAGCGCTCGCCTTCGATCCAGCCCTCGCGACTCTTGGCCCGCGCCATGGAGCCATCGCGATCGCCCCCAGGCCAGCCCCCCCAGCGCATGAAGACGACGTCGGGCTCGTCGTCGCGAGCGAAGTTCCAGCCCTCGGGCGCGAAGTCGGGATTGAAGTGCATGCGCCCGGTCTCGACGAAGCCCGCCTGCGTGTAGAGGTTCCGGAGGTAGCCGTCGTAGGCATCGAGTGTCTTGCCGCCCCGGTCGATCGCCTCGAAGAGCGCGTCCACGCCCGAGCCTTTCGGGCCGCCGTTGTTGAAGAGGTTCTGAATGTCGCCGTCCGGGTCGAGCGCGAAGCCCACCCGGCCGTCGCGGGCGGTGAAGAGCTGATGGTCGCCGAGTGTGGCCGGGTCGAGCGGCGAGAGGTAGCCCGGCCGGGTCGTCTGGTTTCGCTGGCGGACGAACTCCTCGGGCGAGGCCACGTGCCAGGCAAGCCGCCACTTGCCACCGACCGGCACTCCCTTCGGGTGCCGCGGCTGCTCGGGGTTGTAGGCGACCTCGCGCTCCCACCAGCGCAGGCTCGCCTCGTCGGCCGCCTCGACCTCCCACCAGCGCAGGATCGCCTCGTCGTCGGCCGGCTCGACTTCAGACTCCTTCGGCACGACGCCGATGATCTTCCCGTCGACGTCGCGCACGACCCGGTTCGGCTGGTCCGAGTCGACGTCCTTCGTCCGCTTCGGCCAGTCGGCGTTGGCGAGGTCGGCGTCGGGGTAGCGCTTCATCGGCCCGTCACCAGCGTAGGACGCGGAGCACATACTCGCCACCGAGGACGATGATCTCCTCCTCGTTCAGGCACCCCGCACCCGTGCGCGCGGTCGAGAAGATGCGATCCCTCGGCACCTCGACCGCGAAGACGGTGCCGCCGCCCGCGAACTCCTTCGAGATGTTCGGGTTGGTCGAGAACGACGAGAGCGGCTGGAGCTGGACGGTGTCGCCGTCCGAGTAGTCCTCGGACACACCGCGGAAGAGCCAGAGCTTCTCGGGGCCGTCCTTGAGCGTCTCCTGCGTGTTGGCGTACATGGACTTGACCGACGACGTGAGCACCGCCTCGTGCTCCGAGGCGAGCGTCACGCCGCCTCCGAAGCCGTGCCCGAAGTGATCCATCTCGGCGTCTTCTAAGTTGAAGACCTTCTGCGCGGTCACTTGCACGGCGATCGCCCCCGAGTCGTGATCGCCCGAGGTCGCCGCCCACTTCTTGACGATGGCGTCGGCCGCGATCTCCGCCTCCTGGCCGCGCTCGGTCGTCGCCTCGGGGCTCACCGCTTCCCCGTAAGGGCGCTTGAAGGCCGCCTCGGTGTTGAACGCCCGGAGCTGGTCGTCCGAGACAGCGGCATCGGACGCCATCATGGCGCCGATCTCTTCCATGACCTTGTTCTTGGCCATCGAGGCGTGCGACGTGTCATCGTAGTTGAGAAGATCGCGCGTCTCCTCGACGTTCGCGGCGCCCGATGCGCCGAGCGTCTCCTCGACGCTCAGGCGCCTCGACTCCTCCTGGTACTCCTCCTGCGCCTCTGCCTCGGCCTCGGCCGCCGCCTCGTTGTCGGCCTCCTCGGACGACTTGTTGTGCTCGCGGTAGCCCTCGCGCGCCTGGCGGTCCTCGAAGTCGTCGTCGGACTCGCCTGGCGCCTGCTCGCCCTCGGTGAACTGGCCGTCGTAGTCCTTCCACGAGTCGAGCGCGACCTGATCGTAGTATTCGCTGCCGTAGTCGCCCTCCTCGTTCGCTTCCCAGTAGATCGCGCGGCCCTGGTCCTCCTGGACGCTCTCGGGCGGGCGCTCGTCGTTGTAGCCGCGCCACTCGTCGCGAGCCTGACGCGCGGCGTAGTCCTCGTCCGACTCGTTCGGGTGCTGCTGGTCGCGCGGCAGGCCATGGGCTTCGAGCGACGCCTCGACCTCGTCGTCGTGCGGCTCCCACTGGTCCAAGTTCCCCTGGTTGCTCCAGTCGTCCGCCTTCTCCTCGGCCTCCAGGCGCTTCTGCCCTTCCTCGGGCGTCGGCTCCATGCCGGGGAAGGTCGTCTGGCCCTCGGGCGCCTGCTCGTGCTCCAGGGGCTTGAGTTCCTGCGCACGCTTCCAGGCCTCGTCGGCCTTGGCCTGCTTGGGCGAGATCTTCTTCTCGACCGGCGGGCCTTTCTCCTCGTCGTCGTCGTCCTCGTCGCCACCCGCCTCGCCTTCCTTCGAGGTGAACTGGCCGCCGTGCTCGCCGGACTTCACGTGATACGGGTTGTAGGCAAGCTCGCGCTCCCACCAGGCGACCGCGGCGTCCTCGATCAGCTCGGGCTCGCCGCGGACCAGCGTCTGGACCTCGGGCGAATCCCAGACGGCGTCGATCGCCGCGTCTTCTTCGGGCGTCGTCCGGATCTCCTCCGCCTGCTCGATGGACTTCGGCTCGACCCCCTCGCGCGCAGCGACGAAGCGCACGCCCGAGCGCGACGCCGCAACCTTCACCGTGTAGCCGCGCTCCTTCAGGTAGTTCGCGAGCACCGTGCTCGACACCGAGTCCTCGTCGAGGTCGAAGTCCAGCTCGATCGAGTCGCCGTGCTCGCGCCAGAGGTCGCGCCCGGTCTTGGTCGACATGAGCTTCGACATCGAGACACCGCTCGTCGTCCAGCGCCCGCTTGCGTCGATGAAGCCCATGTCGCGCTGCCACTCGATCGGCTCGCGCTGAATCGCGCGCTCCATCGCACTCGACGCCGAGAAGTCGCCGTCGTACCCGAAGCGCGGCCAGGTGTAGTAGCCGACCATCCGCTCCTTGGGGTCGTCGGAGTCCTGGCGCGCAGCGTAGACGTGGATCTTCCCGAACTCGCCGTTCTCGCGCGCGGCCTCGACCTGAGCCGCGAAGACTTCGAGGCCGGTCCCATCGGGCGCGTGCGGGTCCAAGAAGAACGACGAGTTGTAAAGTTCGCCCTCCTTGATTACCCGCGTCTGCTGGCCGCTCCAGGTGCGCCCGTCAGCACCCGTGCCGGTGATCTTCGACGTGATGTGGAGATTGCCGTCGTGGCCGTTGATCGTCGATCGGATCTCGACCTCGCCGTACTTCTCCAGCGCTTGGAGCCCGGTCAGCTCGACCGCTTGGCGCTCGCTCAGGCCGCGCGCTTCGAGGATCTGCCTCCCTTTCTCCGTCGCCGAGGCCGTGATCTGGCTCGTGCCCTCGGACCACTCGACCGGCGGCTGCTCCTCGTACTCCTCGCGCTCAAGCCGCTCCAGCTCCTCCTTCTCCTCGCGCTTGCGCTCGGCCTTCTCCTCGCGCTTCTGCTCCTGCTCGGCGACCCACTCGTCCATCGACTCGTTGGCTTCGCGGTACTCGCCCCGGCGCTCGCGCGCGGCGTAGTCCTCGTCCGACTCGCCCTCGGCCTGGTTCATGTCGTCGAACGACTCGTCGTATGCCTTCCACTCGTCGAGCGCTTCGCGGTTGTAGTAGCTGCCGCCCTCGTCCGAGTAGTCGTCCTGCTCCCACTCTTGGGGATCGCCCCAGTCGTACTCGGGACGCTGGTCGTTTCGGTCGCGCCACTCGCCGCGAAGGACGCGCTCGGCGTGCTCCTCTTCCGACTCCTCCGGGTGGCGCTCCCAGTCGCCCTGACCAAGCTCGCGGTTGGCCTCGATCACCGCCTCGTCGTAGGCTTCCCACTTGGCGAGCTGGTCCTCGTCGCTCGCCGCCCCCGGCTCCGGCTCCTCCTCGTCCTCGACGTCCTCGGCGATACCGGGGAGGCCCTTCTGGCCCGGAGCGGCCGGCTCGTGCTCGACCGGGCGGAGGTCCTGAGCGCGCTTCCACGCCTCGTCCGCCTTGACCTGCCTGGGCGAGATGCGCTTCTCGACGGGCGGCCCCTTCTCTTCGTCCTCGTCTTCGTCCTCGCCGCCGTCGCCGCCTTCCTTCGTCGTGAACTGCCCGCCGTGCTCACCCGACTTGACGTGATACGGGTTGAAGGCGACCGAGCGCTCCCACCAGGGATGCCCTGCGTCGCCAACCGCAGGTTCAGGCTGCAAGCTCACTCGCGACCTCCTCGGCCGAGAGCAGCGTCGTCCAGCAACGGCAATTTCGCGACGCGATCCTGCCCGTGCTAAAGTAGCCGACCTCCGACTGGAGGTCGAAGACATGGCCCACGTACTTGAACCGGCGGAGTTGGACGATCTCGTCCGTCGTTACCAGGGAGGCGTCAGCCAAAAGCAACTCGCGGATGAACGCGGAGTTGCGGACTCGGTCGTAGCGCGCCTTCTCCGGCAACGGGGTGTTCCACTGCGCGGCCCGGCCGACTGTAAGCGAGTCGTCCCACTTGAAGTCGAGCCCATAGTCGTTCGGCGCTTCGTCGAGGGCCAGAGCGTGCTGGCCCTGGCGTGCGATCTGGGAGTGAATCGCGACGTGATCTACACCATCCTGCGACGTGCGGGGATGAAAGGCCGCACCCGGTCGGAAGCGGAGACCCTCAAGTGGCGGACCATGCGCGAGGACGCCGCGGCTGTCGAACGTCAACTCGCGAGGGCGTGGCTGGTTCGCCGCGGACGCAAGGGGCCGAATGGGGGAGAAGCGGGCGGGGGAATCGGCGCGCACGAGGTCGCGCTCGCCAGCGAACTCGCGGCGCGAGGCTTGGCGTTCAGACATCAATTTCGGATTCCCAAACCTCGGCCTGCCTTCGGGCGGGGCGTCAAGTCCTATTACCAAGTCGATCTCGCCTCGGACCCACTGCGCGTCGCCGTCGAGATCGAAAGCAAGTGGCTGATGAACCCGCGTGGTTCCGGCCGCCGCGAGCGCGTCGAAGACATCCTCGACGCGGGCTGGGCGCTGTTGTTCCTGGTCGTGCCCGAGAGGCGCACGCCCGTCAACATCGCCGCGCTCGCAGACTACGTGGTCGCCTTCGCGCAGGTCGCATGCCTTAACGATGCCGCGCGCGGTCAGTATGGGATGATTGACCGTTACGGTCACCGTATCGCCCCGGCGCGTTCGCACTTCGATGGCCTCGCCCGCGTACAGGGCTTTTAGCCCGCCCAGGAAGCGGCCCCCGACGAGCGTCCCCGGCAGGACGCAGTTGATGGTCTGGTCCGGGTCGGCGTTGGGGTCGCCGGGGTAGGTGAGCCCGAAGCCGAACTCCGAGCCGACCGGGACGGCGGTGCCGTGCAGCTCCTGATGCGACGGGCGGACGCGCTCGTCGGCCATCGAAAGCCAGCGCCACCAGATCTCGCGGTCAAGCTCCGGCCCCTGGAGCTGCGCCAGCGCGGCCCGCCCGGCGTTGGCGGCGTTGTACGCCTCTTCGTCGCCCCAAAGCTGGCCCCGGCCCTCGAACTCGCCGCCGCCGGTGAGCGTCGGGCGAAGCGCGCCCATCAGCTCCTTCGAGATCGTCCCAACCGCCGCGCCCTCCAGGACGAGGCCCGACTCGACGACGAGTAAGATGTCGCGCCGAACGCGCTCCAGGGCATCGCCGACGAGTGCCCGGCGACGCGAGAGATACGCCTCGCGCTGCGCCTCGGCGCGGGCCAGGAGCGCCGCGCCGACCGTCGCCCCGGCGGCGAGCCAGCCGAGCCCGCGCATCTCCTCGTGCATGGTCTCGACGCCCTCGTCGAAGGCCTCGCCGGCCTCGTCCAGGATGTCGTCGATGACCGAGTCGAGGCCGATGTTCTCAACCAGCGGGTCGACGAGCTGCGGGTCGACGGCGCCGAAATAGTAGCGACCCTTCGAGTCGGTCAGGATCTCCTTGCCCTCGGGCTCGGGCTCGCCCGCGAGGAGCCGGATCTTCGGGCGCTTGTCCTTCAACTTCCAGAGCCGGTCGTTGACGGTCTTGAAGGCCCGGTTGACGCCGCGCTCGTAGATCTTGCGGATCTTCTTGGAGTACGGCGACACGCGCCCCTGAAAGGCGATCGACGCTTCGGTCTCGCGCGGGGTCGACTGGGCGACCAGGCGATCGAAGGCGGCGGCGGTCACGCCGACCCGGTGGGCGCGCGCTTCGAGTGAGTCGAGCTGCTCGGTCGAGAGCACCGCCGCGGCCGAGAGGCGGGCGCCGGCAAGGGCCGCGCGCACCCGCGCGGCACGCGTGCCCTCGCCCTGATCGTCGACGCCCTCGGAGCGATCGTCCTCGCCCTTTTTCTTGGGCTCCGCATCCTCGGGCGTCTCGTCGTCGTCGGTCGAGTCGAACTCGGGCGGCCGGCCGCCGCCACCGGGCGCAGGCCCGCCCGGTCCGGCGAAGGGGGCGAGTTGCGGCGGCGGCTCGGGCGGGTTCTTGGCCTGCTCCAATCTGAGCTGGATCTCCTCCATGGTGAGGAGCCCGGCCGCCAGGAAGCCCAGGTCCTTCCCTTCGTAGTCCTCCAGGGCGAGCGAGGTGATGCGCGCGCACTCGTCCATCGGCACGCCCATCGCGAAGAGGCGCGAGGCGTACTCGATCGCCTCGCCGAAGTCGTCCTGGGCTGCCTTCACCTCCGACCAGTCGAACGCGAACTCAAGCGACGGCTCGACCTCGGCGACGATCTGCTGCGACACGCCGTCGGCAAAGCGCTCCGAGAGCGGCTCGATGGTCGCGGTGTGGCGCATGCGATTGAGGATCGCCATGCCCTCGCGCCCGAAGCCGGTCGACTCGTAGACGTTCAGGTCGATCAGCGGCACGCCGTGGGCGCGCGCGATCTCCTCGACCATGTAGCGCCGGGCGTTGATCTCGTCGGCCTCGACCGCGGTCATGCCGAGGCGCTCGACCTTCCAGTCGCTGCCGAGCCCGGCGACGCCGCCGCGCTCGTCGGCCATCTGGCGGCGGAACTCGGCCAAGAAGGCCTTGAGTTCCTGGTCCTGCGTCCCGGCCCTCTGGTTCATCAAGAGGAGCGCGGGGAGGCCACCCTTCATCTGGCGGTTTCGGCCCTGGAGCGCGTACCAGTAGTCGGTCTCGACAGCGAGCCGGCACGCCTCCATCGGGCCGACGCCGCGGTGATAGTCGCGCGGGTTCCAGAGGTACTCGATACGCGCCATCTCCTCGGGCGGGATCTGGACGACCTGGCCCGTCGTCGGGTCGGCGTAGGTCCACTCCGAGACCTTCCAGAAGGCCTTGCCCGGCTGCGGCTCGACCGAGCCGACCGGGAGCGGGATGAAGGCGCGCCTGAGCGCCTTGCCGTTCCTGGCGAAGCGCGTCAAGTATTTCTCTTCGCTCTTCCAGATGTGCGCGTCGCCGATCTCCAGCATGGCCGACACGTTCACCGTGACCCAGCGCTTGAGCGACATGTACGGGTCGGCCTCGCCCATGGGCTTGGCGATCGCCTCGGCGAACTCGCCGGTGTACTCCTTGAGGGTATCCTTGTCGCGGATGATCGGCCGCGCCTTGGCGAGGTTGTCCAGGATGACGACCCGGCACCTGAGCGCCGCGGTCGACATGATGAGCTGCGGCGGGCAGCGGCCCACGCCGCCCCATCCGCTCCACCCACCCCATGGGTTCGACCAGTCGCCCGCGTTCGTATCGTAGGGTCGCGCCGCCAAGCTGAAGCCGCCGCCGAAGCCCTGGCCGTAGCCGAAGCCGGCGGCAAGGCGCATCTCGACCAGCTCGGTCGCCTCGCGGAGCGTGAGCGCCCGGCGTTCGGCCTCGGGCGACGCCGCGGCTCGCTCGGGCTCGTGGCCGGTCAGGGCTGCCGAGAGGACGTCGGGGATCTCGCCGATGCTCATAAGCGCGGCAGGGTGCGCCCGCGACCCCGTCTTACGAAGCCCGGCCGGGGCTCGTTTCTCCGCCTGGCGCGCAATTTCCGCGTGCTGCGGTGTTGCACACAAGCCGGCAATGTCTTACATAGGCTGCATGAGCGAACTCAGCAAAGCCAGCCAGGGCGACTTCGACATGAACCGGGCACTGACCGACTGGAGCGCCGCGGACCGCGAGGCGTTCAAGGAGGCCCGCCTGGCGATCCGCGAGGCGGGGAAGCTCCTCGACCGAAAGCCGCTCGACCCGGCGACCGTCGGCTCGGTCGCCCACCTCTTGGAGCAGCACGGCAGAGCGCTCCGCCAGATCGGCGAGGCCCGCCACCTCTCCGCACTCCGCGCCAAGGAGGCGGCCGAGGCCAACCCCTTCGTCGCGGTCAACCGGGTCGGCGAGGAGCTGCTCGCTCGCGCCGTGAAGCGAGCCCGCTCGTGACCCGGCGCCGCGCACCGATCGCCGTCTACCTCCGGCCCGCCGAGATCGAGGCGCTCGTCGAGGCGGCGACGAGTGCGCTCGAAGCGTTCCCGTCGTCGCCCGAGCGCTTCGATGCGCTCGGCGATGCGCGCCGCGCACTGGAGCGCGCGCGCGAGCGCGCCGATAAGCGCGCGGAGGCGCGAAGCGCATGACCGATCCGTCACGTGGGTCTGCGCGGGCTGCCACCGTCAACTCCACCGTAAACCCTAAAATCTTCCGACTGGACATTTGTCTTACATTGTGCTAGAATGTAGTTCATGGAGAATGCAAGACAGAGGCAGGGGAAGCCGTTCTTCGATCCCGCCCGCGCTCGCGCGATCGGGGCGAAGCGCTTGACCAAGGCGGCGCGCGCGTTCGCGAAAGCGCACCGCTGGCGGTTGCGGAACGGGACCATCCACACGCGCCGAGGGACGGACACCGCACTCCGCTCCTGGGCCGAGCTGGGCGATGCGCTGGTTCGATCGGGCGGGCTCGTGAAGGACCGCTCGGGATGGCGCGACCGCTACTCGGGCGAGCTGCTGGTCGGGAGGGCCGCATGACCGCGGCCCGACGCATCGAGCTGAACCGGCGCGACCGCGCTCGGATCGAGAAGCTCCTCCGCGAGGCGAAGGCGGCCCGGACCATCGCCACCGAGCGCGAGGCCAAGGCCAAGGCGCTCAAGCTCGCCATCGCCAAGCGCGAGCGGCGTGGCATCCGGACCGCCGCCCGCGAGCGCGCGGCGAGCCTCCCGGCGCTCAGCATGACCGCGGTCGCCCGCTGGTACCGCGGCCTCTACGGCGAGCCCTGGCCCGAGGGCTGGTCCGTCCAGTGGGAGCGCTCGCTCGGGCGGCGCCGGCTCGGCGACTGCCACTGGCACTGGAAGCGCATCCGCCTCTCGGCCGCCGCGCTCGCCCGCTACCAGCCGGCCCAGGCGATCGAGACCCTCATCCACGAGATCGTCCACATGCGCAACCCCAAGCTCCGCCACGGCGCCGAGTTCCAGCGCCTCGTCCGCCAGGCCTACCTCCGGGCCGGCGGCCGGGTCGGCGACGGCGTCTGCCCGCTCACCCGCGCCGAGCGTCGCGTGTGGGGGACCGAGGTCGAGGCGCGCCTCGCCGCGCAAGAGAGGGAGGACGCATGAAGAAGCCCGCACCCGAGCCGGCGATCTACCGGACGCCCGACGACCGCTGGCTCGGGCGGACCGCTTACCTCGCCTACCTGAAGGAGTGCGCCAAGCGCTGGGAAGCGCTCGGCGCCCCCGAGGAGGCCGAACGCGCGCGCCGCCAGGCCGCCGAGATCCGAGGAGAGAAAGCATGACCAAGACCGCAGTCCCATGGACCCGCGCGGAGGACCAGTTCCTTCGCGCCCAGGTGAGAGAGGCTAGCGACGATCACCACCAGATCCGCGACGAGCGCACCTGGACGACGATCGCCAAGCGCGTGAGCGAAAAGGCCGGGACGCCCCGGACGGTCAAGGCCGTCCGTTTCCGGGCGGTCAAGAAGCGCATGGTCAAGCCGCTTCGGCACTACCGGGGCCGCGCCGCCGCCCAGGCGGCCGTCGCCAACGGCACGGCGCCGTCGGCCAACCCAAGCGGCCTCCTCTCCGACGTGCTCCGCCGCCTCGTCGCCGAGGAGCTGATCCAGAACGCCAGCGTGAAGGCGGCCATCGAGGCCGAGGTCCGTCACCAACTGGAGGAGCTGCTCCGATGAAGAACACCTGGAAGAGCATGAGCAAGGCACAGAAGATCGCGCTCGCGATAGGCATCTGGATCGCGATCGGCGCGGTGTCGAAAGCCTTCGAGAAGCCCGGCCACGGATCGTCGAGCTATGCGACCGTCTCGGAGCCGCCGGCCAGGGCGATCGAGCGCGACTTGGTCGACCTCGAAGTCAACGGCCGGCGCTGCCAGGGGGGCTCGGCATACTACTGCACGCCGATGACCCGCCAGGCCGCAGCGCTCGGCTTCCGGCTCGGGTGGAATCGCAAGACCCTCGGCGAGGCCGAGTACAATCGCCTGGATGCGCGCCTCAAGGCCGCCGCCCGGATGGCGAAGTGAGAGGAGGACACCGATGAACGCACCGAACCCCACGCCCGAGACCCCGCCCGCCGTCCCGAAGGAGAAGGCACTCCGGGACAAGACGCTCACCCGCGCGCACGTCACCGATTTCCAGACCGAGCTGGCGGCGAAGCTCCTCGCGCTCCTCGCCGAGGCCGGCCATGTCGTCAAGGACACCGACGACCAGCGCGGTCCCACGATCGACCGCTACTGGCTCGCAAGCCTCGTCACGATCAAGGGCTACGGCTCGGTCCCCAACCGAATCTTCCGAGATCGCAAGGACCCGTTTCTCGCTCAGAGCGTCGAGGTCCGAACCGATGACGGCACCGTCCGGCGACTGAAGGCCGACGGCTCGATCGACCTCGCGCCGATCGTCGCCGCGATCGGCGCCGCCATCGCCCGGCGCCTGCAACGCGATGCGCGCCACGCGAGCGCCCTCGCCTTCGCCAAGGAACTCGGTCTCGCCAACGGCGACCGCTTCAACCAAACGAGCTGGGTCGGCGGCGCGCAGGTCTACTTCACCGACGCCGACAAGGCCCAGGTCACGGTCCAGCTCGACCCCGAGAAGGCCGAGGACCGCGCCAAGCTCGCACAGCTTGTCGCGCTCTTCCGGAGCTGGGACGAGGCGCCGCGGTGATCCGCCCGAAGCACCGCCATATCCCGCAAGGGACGACGCAGGTCCTCGATGCCCGCGACGACGACCGGCTCGATGCCAAGGCCGATCGCATGGTCGAGGGCGTGAAGGGCCTCCCCGACGACAACGACATCCACGACCTGATCGACGCGATGCAGGATCGCGACGATGCCGAGACCAAGCGTCTCCTTCCGATCCTGAAGGCGCGCTACGGTGACGCCTGGCCCGAGATCGGCCGCGCCTGCCTCGCGACCATGGGTCGCTGGCACAAGCGCCCGCGCGCGAAGCGAGCGGCGCAGCCGCGATGAAGCGCACGCTCTCCGACGCCGAGATCGGCCTCGTCGTGCGCGCAACCGCTGAGCACTACAACGCCGACCCCGCGACCACCGACTTCTTGACCGACCTCGCCGTGTCGCTCCGGGCAGCGATCGAGGAAGGGAAGCGCGCGGGCTTGAAGCCCCTGGAGTTCGCCCGCCGCGTGCTCGCGGCCGACGACGGGCTCCTGGCGCCGGTCGTCCGCTCGATCGAGGAGATGATCGGCGAGCGGGTCGGCTGCCGCGCCGGCTGCTCGGCCTGCTGCGACTACACCGTCTCGGCGCTCGGCATCGAGGCCGACCGGATCGCCGCTCGGGTCGCGCTGATGCCGAGGGAAGCGCGCGCCTGGGTCGTCGCCCGCATCCGGGAGGCGCGCGAGCGGGGCCTTACCAGCCTCTCGACCGCCGAGCGTCTCGCCCGGCGCTTCCCCTGCCCGCTCCTCTTTGACGGCAAGTGCTCGGTCTACGACGAGCGGCCGCTCTCCTGCCGGTCCTGGTTCGGGATCACCCCGGAGCGCTGCGCGTCGCTCACGACCCCGTCGCCGTTCGGGTTGACGGCGCTGATCGGCGATTGCACGGGCCTCGCCGTCGACCTGACCAGCGAGAACAACCAGGAGGCGGGCGACCTGATCGACCTCTTGGCCGAGCGCCTCGACGTGGGCTAGATTGTCAGACACACGGAGCGAACCTGTGAGCACCCCCGACGTCACACCGACCGCCGCCACCTGGCAGCCCGACCTGCTCTCCGTCCAGCTCGGCCGGATCGAGGGCTTGCTCGAATCCCACGAGAAGCGCTTCGAGGCAATCGACCGGCGCTTCGATCAGGTCGAGCGCCGCTTCGAGCAGCTCGACCGGCGCCTCGATGCCATCGAGCGCCGCGCCATGTGGGCGAGCGGAATCACCTGGACGCTGGTCGTCGCCGCCGGGCTCTTCGCCCGCCTTGCCGGCTAGGGGGGAGCGCCATGCCCCTCATGCAAGCGAAGCTCTACCAGGCACTGCGCGCCGTCAACGCCCCCGAGGAACTAGCCGCCGGTGCGGCCGAGGAGGCCGCCGCCCCGCTCGATCGCCTCGCCAAGGTCGAGGCCGACCTCGGCGTCATCAAGTGGATGGTCGGGACCAACGTCGCGCTGACCATCGCCGTGCTCTTCCGCCTCCTGACGATGTAGTGGCGACCGTCGACAAGCTCGGCCCCGGCCACTGGCGCGTCCGCATCTCGATGCCCGGCGCCAAGCGCCGAGCCTGCTGCATTTGGGGTACGCGCGCCGAGGCCGAGGCCCTCGGCCGCGCGCTCGAAGACGAGCGCGACCGCGAGAGCCTCCGGCCAAGCTCGCGCGCCGTGCAGGATCTCCGCTCGATCACCGGACGGCTTCAGAAGCTGACCGAGCACCTCCGCGCGCTCGATCGCTCAGAGACCGACATGATCGCGCTCCTCCTCGAACACGAGGTCGGGCACCTGGCTCGCTTCTCGCGCCCGCGCCGCGCCCGCTAGTGCGCATCCGCGTACATCTCGAAGAGGTCGAAGCCGACTCGCTCGCGCATGCGCGCGCGTAGCTCATCCAAGACCTCGCGCGACTCGAACAGCATGACCCAGGTCGGCCCGCCCGACGGGCCGTCCTCCTCGACGATCGGGATCATGCGCGCGGTGATCTGGTCGCCGTGCCCGGTCGCGAAGAGCAGCTCGTCCCGGACCGGGTCGGGGAGGCGCGCCTTGAAGAAGCCGACCACCTCGCCCGGCTCGATCGCGACGACGGCCGTCCGCTCGCCGATCTGCTCGATCGGGAGCGCCTCGCAGGCGTCTCGCTCCGAGCGCCGCGGGCGCGCCCGCACGAGAAGGCGCGGGACCTCGGCGACCTCGACGGCGATCTGGCCGAGCATGATGCCGACCGCCTCGCCAGTCGCCAGCGCTGCGAGCGCCTCGGGGTCGAAGCCCATCTGCTCGAAGCCCAGGCCGAGCGCGTCGACCAGCTCCTGGCGCCTCGCCTCGGGCACGACCACCAGCTCGACGACGAAGCCTCGGCGCGCGGTGTCGTAGACCGCCCGCGCGATCTCGCCGAGGATCACGAGATCAGCCGGCGGAGCCACGAGCCGCCGCCCTCGGCCGCGACCTCGGGCGGGTGGATGTCCTCGGGCGAGCTTGGCGGCGGCGCCTCGGGCGCCGCCGGGCCGGCGGGCTCGTCCTCCAGCTCGACCTCGGCCAGCTCGTCCAAGCTCGGCACCGGGACCTCGGACGAGATCGGCCCGACGACGACTGCGAAGACGAGCGGGAGCGCTGGCTCCAGGGCGATCAGCGGCTCGGGCGCCGGGACGTCGGGCGGGACCGGCGGCGGGATCGTGAGCGGCCGGCCGCGGAGCGACTCCTCGGGCGGGAGCCCCTGCTTCTTCTCCTGGAACTGGATGCGCGCGCCCTTGTCGGTATCCTCGATCTGCGAGCGCGCGCCGATGAGCGTCGTGAGCTGGCGCATGAGCGTCTCGGGCGTATCCCAGAGGACGATGGGCGCCGTCTCCAGGTAGACCGTCCAGTCGTAGTCCTCGTAGATCGCCCGCTCGTCCGAACCCGCGTCCTTGTAGAGGTCGACCTTGTAGGCCATGGCGATGTCTGACATAGCATGACGAGCATGGCCTATGAAGAGCACCCGGTCTCGAAAGGCCGACTTCCCTACACATGGCCGACCATCGGCGGCATGCAGAGCGAGGCCCGCCGGATGGCCGCCGAGAAGTGCTGGCCTTACCCGTGGCGCTTTCGAGTGAATAGCACGCACGTCCGCGAGCTGGCCGGCGTGCTCGACCCAGGACCGTGCTTCAACTTCGGGATCGGCCCGAACACGCTCGCGGGCATGCCGTTCGTCCTCGACGAGACGATCCGGCGGGCGCGCCTGGAGACCTACCGGGCGGGCTGAGCGCGCGACGGGACCGGAGGGCTACTCACGTCATCCGCCTGCGATCGTTCTCGGCGATCACCTCGGCGCAGCTCGGGCAGATCGGCGCCCGGCGGCCCGAGCGCAGCGCCTGGCCGGCCGACTTCGCCGGCAGGCAGATCCGCTCGCAGTAGGCACACCGGACCGTGTCGTAACGCGGCCGCTCCGGAGTGCCGGGCGCTTCCTGATAGGCGATCACCTTGCCGTCTTCCAACAGGAAGCGCCGGCCGTCGGAGGCGTCGACAATGATGCGGTCGCTCATGGCCCGAACGGGTCCGGCGTCGGTGTCCCGGCCGGGAGCTGAGTCGGGCCGATTGGCGGCGTCGGCGTCGGTCCTGCGGTCGGCGTCGGGGCTGGCGTCGCCGTCGGCACGCCCGTAGGCGTCGGCGTCTCGCCCGGTGTGGGACTCGGGCTCGCGGCGGGCGTGCCAGTGGGTGAGGACACTGGCGTCGCCGTCGGACCTCCGGGCGTCGGCGTCGGGCCTACGGGCGTGGCCGTCGGACCGCCGGTGGCGGTTGCCATCGGCGTAGCCGTCGGACCTCCGGTCGGAGTCACCATGGGCGTCGCCGTCGGGCCACCGGTCGGGGTTGCACCCGGCGTCGGGCTCGGCGGACCTGCCGTCGGCGTCGGACCTGCGGTCGGCGTCGTCTCGGGCGTCGGTCCTGCGGACGGCGTCGGGGCCGGGCTCGCGGTCGGGGTCGGCGTCGGCGCGATGTCGAGCGGGTTCACGTAGACCCCGCGCGCGTCGGTGCCAAACGGCCCGAGCGACTGCCCATGGAAGACGTACAGGAAGAGCATGTCGTTGGTGATCCCGGCCTCTTTCGCGACGAACCTGGGCGACGAGAAGCGCAAGAAGCCCGAGCTGCCCGGCATCAGCGTCTCGGGGAGCAGGCTATTCGGGCCGGGGATCATCGACGAGAAGAGCGCGCACGAGAGCTGGATGTCGGGAAGACTCAGCGCCACCTCCTGGGTGTCGTAGGCGCGCGTGCGCGCGGCTACCACCACCCGATTCTGCGGCGGCCCGACCTCCCCCGGCAGGTCGCCGAAATGCTCGACGGCGATGGTCAATATGACGCTCGACGCCGCCAGGCTCTCGGGGTTGAAGAAGGCCACGTCAACCGCCTCGAAGACCTCGTCGGGCACGTCGATTGCGCCCGACGGCCCCCGATCCAGCCCGTGCGCGCGGTCACCGAAGGCCGAGTTGGACACCGTGTCGGCGATCGTCCAGGTGCCGTTGATCGACTCGTCGACAAGCTGGAAGCCGAGGTCGGCGGGGTCGCGGCAGCGCTCGTTTGACTGGAACGCGTGGATCGTGAAGACGCCCCGGTGCCCGGTCAGGTCGAAGCGCGAGTCGCCCCGCGAGTTGTCGATGTCGACCGCGCCCATGTCCGAGACATCGATGACGACCGAATCGTCCTTGGTCAGGCAGACGAAGAAGTTGGCGAGGTGCGCGCAGCTCTCCGACCAGAAAGTCCAGTGCGTGATTACCTGCGGCAAGCCGCTCGCCTCGGAGAAGGCTCCCGGCGCGTGCGCGGTGATGTAGCTCTTCTTGCCGTTGGTCTGGTCGAACGGCCCGAGCAAGGCCGCCGAGTTGATGTCGTCGACCGGCGTCTGCGCGTAGCTCGTGCCCGCGGCCAGCGCGGCCGCGAGCGCCAGCAATACCCGAAGCCTCATGATTCTCGCCCCCCTCGCGTGTTCGGTCCGCGCCCGCCGTTGTCCTCCACCGCCCGCCTCGTGCAGGGTCGCTCCCCTCGCGGACGCGAGACGCCTAGCACGTCCGGCAATGTCTTACAATGCCGGTCGGGATGGGACGGCGACCCAGACCGACGCCTGGCGACGCGAGCGCGTCTGGCGGGTCACGCCCGAGTTCCTGACGCGACCCTTCAACACGAGCGTCCGGGTCCGGGCCGAGGCGTTCTGATGGAGCATGCCGAGGGCCACCTCGATCTCGTCGTTGGTCGCGCCGCGGACGCCCGACGCGACAATGAACGCCAGCACGCGGCCCTCGTCCGAGTCCTTGGTCGGGAGCTTCCGCTCGGCCGCCGCTTCTGAGGTCCCGCTCCCCCGAACCGACGGCGCCCGCCCGCCGTAGGGCTCGGGTGTCCCACCGAAGAGCGGGCCGTCGTCGCGGTCGCGGAACATCGGCACCTGGTTACGCCCCACTCTCGGGCGGCCGCCCGTGGATTCGGCGCTGCTCGGCTAGGAGCTGGTCGTAGCGCTCCTCGGAGAGGCGCACGCGGCGAAGCGCCGGGTCCTCCGCGTCGGCGAGCGGCACCTGAAGCTCGCCGCGCAGCTTGCGGGTGAGCGTCCCGAGCCAGCGGAGGAGCGCGACTTGCGAGTCAATCCTCGTCGTCGTCCCCTTCCTCGCGACGGGCCAGCTCCTCCGCCTCTTCGAGTAGACGCTCGACTCCGAAGGCAAATCCGAACGTCAACTGGTGTTCGACGTCCAGGCGTTCAAGCACCCTGCGACTCTGATTCACCAGACGCGCGTGTTCGAGCATGTTGACGTGGTAGTCCGCGGACGTCCAATACCTGCGCTCGCGCCAGGGGGTAGTGTCGGAATTGCGCTTGCGTCCGGCGATCGGCCCGGCCCGTGGCAGGCCTTGGGCATCTTTGCTCCGAAGCTGCTTCCTTACCTCCTCCGTCCAGGCGCGGTGCAGCATGCCCCGGTTGACATCGCCCTGCACCGCGTCGTCATCGATGATCGCCCAAGCGACCTGCGACGGCGACAGATCGGGAGTCGACCGGAAGATCCGCCAGATGATCTCGCGCTTCTTTTCGCTGGTCAGCCGAAAGCCGCCACCGTCTCCACCCGCTCCTGATCCGCTGCCCTGACCTTCTTCTCCAGGGCGCTCAGTATCGTCCGACATTGCTTGACTCCCTC